GCATTGGGATTCACACCTTACAACGCTACAAACCCAAACGGATATATCACTGCTGCAGGTGCTCCTGTACAAAGCGTTGCCGGACGTACTGGTACTGTTGTATTAACCTCAGCAGACGTAGGTTTAGGCAATGTCAATAACACATCTGACGCTAACAAACCTGTAAGCACTGCACAGCAATCAGCATTAGATGCTAAACAACCGTTATTATCCGGTACAGGATTTGTAAAAAGTACAGCAGGTGTTATTACATACGACACTACAACTTATTTAACTGGTAACCAAAGCATTACAATTTCCGGTGATGCAACTGGTAGCGGTACTACTGCTATTACGCTAACTTTAGCCTCAAGCGGTGTGACTGCGGGCACTTATAAATCTGTAACTGTTGATGCCAAAGGTAGAGTAACAGCAGGAACTAACCCTACTACTATTGCAGGGTTTGGTATCACTGATGCCGTATCAACTTCATCTACTATAGATGGTGGTGCTTTCTAAGGATAGTTATGTTATATACAGTGGATATTTGATTATCATCCACTGTATCCAAAAATTGCAATAATGCAATCTTATTTTATTAACTTCTATGCGGAGTATGCTGTATGTTACAGGACGGAATTGAATTAGCTGAAGGTTCTGAGATTAAAAATGACAGTGTTGCTAAAGGCAGCGTATTTCCAGATAATTCAAATACTGGTGAATTATTTTATATTGATAATACGTCCAACTCTAATGCTGTTGGTTTGCACGTATATGGTACATCATGGAAAAGACTGCTAGAAGAGGGAGATTCTTCAGGTAATGCGTCACTGCCTGCAAATACTGTAGCTGGTACATATAAATCTGTAACTGTAGACGCTACAGGTATTGTGCTGTCTGGATCAAACCCAACTACACTAGCTGGTTATGGTATTACAGACGCACAAGCCGCGTTAGGTTTTACACCATACAACGCTACAAACCCAAACAACTATACAAGCAACTTGGGCTCTGTTACCACATTTGCATTTACTAGTGCTAACGGTTTTACTGGAAGTGTTAGTAATTCCAGCACTACTCCTACACTATCACTTACATTACAAAGTGCAAGTGCAACACAAGCTGGACAACTATCGTCCACTGATTGGAACACATTCAACGGTAAACAAGCAGGTAACGCTAATCTGACTAGTGTTGCAGCCTTGTCCTCAGCATCTACTGGTTTAGTTAAGTTTATTAACGGTGTTGCGTCCTTAGATACCAATAGTTACTTGACTGTAGCACCAGTTACTAGTGTTGCAGGTCGTATTGGTGATATTACTCTTGCAAAAGCTGACGTTGGATTGTCAAATGTTGATAATACCTCAGATACTAACAAGCCTGTAAGCACCGCCCAGCAAACAGCTTTGAATTCGAAAGTAGATAACAGTCAATTAGGTGTCGCTAATGGTGTGGCAACATTAGGTAGCGATGGTAAAATTGCCTCAGGCCAATTACCCGCAGCGATTGTAGGTGCGACTATTTATCAAGGCACTTGGAACGCTAGTACGAATACTCCTACACTTGTAGCTGGTACAGGAACCAAAGGTTATTATTACAAAGTAAGTGTTGCAGGCAACACTAGCATCGATGGCAACTCAAATTGGACTGTCGGCGATATTATCATATTCGACGGAGTTACTTGGGATGCGATACAGGGCGGAACTTCAGACGTTAGTTCTGTGTTTGGTCGTGTAGGCGCTGTTACGTTGTTATCTTCTGATGTTACCTCAGCATTGGGATTCACACCTTACAACGCTACAAACCCAAATGGCTTTACTAATAATACAGGTACTGTTACCTCATTCTCATTTACTAATGCTAATGGTTTCACAGGCAGCGTAAGTAATTCCGGAACTACTCCTACACTATCCCTTACGATGGCAACAGCGAGTGCTGTTATATCAGGTCAGTTGAGTAGCACAGACTGGACTACATTTAATAGTAAACAAGCTGGTAATGCGAACTTAACAAGTGTTGCTGCATTATCAACGGCAGTTACCGGATTAGTTAAGTTTACTAACGGTGTGGCATCTTTTGATACTAGCTCTTATTTAACAGGTAACCAATCTATAGCAGTTTCTGGTGATGCAACTGGTAGTGGTACCACAGCTATTACATTAACCTTAGCTAACACAGGTGTTTCCGCAGGTTCATATTCTAAAGTAACTGTTGATGCCAAAGGTCGTGTTACTTCAGGTACTAATCCAACTACTCTGTCTGGTTATGGTATTACGGATGCGCAATCAGCACTATCCGGTACTGGTCTAGTTAAGAGCACTGCTGGTGTAATCACATACGATACCAACACCTACTTAACCGCTAACCAATCTATCACAGTATCTGGTGATGCAACTGGTAGTGGTACCAACGCTATAGCACTTACTCTTGCGAATAGCGGAGTATCGGCTGGTACTTATAAATCGGTAACAGTGGACGCAAAAGGTAGAGTAACAGCAGCAACTAACCCAACAACTATTGCTGGTTATGGCATTACAGATGCAGTTAGTACAAGCACACCTATTGCTATGTCTAACCAACCTATCAGTGGCGTTAAAACTGTTACGTTTAACAGTCAACCAGTATTAGCTACAACAACTGGCACTATCGCTGTAGACTGGACTGCTGCTAATGCTTACAAGCAGACACAACCTACTGGTGCTATCACTTACACGTTTACGAACCCTGCTGGTCCATGTCATTTACAAATGTACGTTGATTCTAGCGGTGCTAGTACAGCACAAACATTCACATGGCCAGCTGCTGTGATTTGGTTTGGTGCAGTATGGGCAGGTGTGAACAACAAGAAAGCCATTATTAACTTCTGGTATGATGGTAGTGGTAACTACTATGCTACTGGCATGAATCAGGTGTAATTATTATGGCTAATAGATTTTATATAGCAGCTAGTGCAAACCAGATTTGGGATGCCAGTAATACTGCATGCTGGTCAACTACAAGTGGAGGCGCTGGAGGCGCTTCTATCCCTACCGCGTCGGATGCCGTAATCTTCGATGCAAACAGTGGAAGTTTTCAATGCAGTATAACAACAGGTATTTGTGCATCAATTACAACTACTAGTTACCCTGGTACGTTAGTTTGGACCAATACATCAAGTACATTATCCTTATTAGGTTCGATGACGCTGACAAAAGTAATTGGCGGTGCTATCGGAACATTAAGTTTTGTTCCTACTACAGGTTCTTTTACTATAGCATCCGCAGGTTTTTTAAGCAATTCAAATATTGTATTTGGTACAGGCTCTAATGCTATCACATACACATTTAGTAGTGCTTTTTCTTGTCAGACTGTTACTATCAAGAATTTGTGTACCATAGTTACAAATGGTGCAACTTGTAACTTTGTAAACTTTAATACAAACACAGGTGCCGTATTCAGTCCAGCGACTTCGCCGATAACTGTAACTGGTACATTTAATCCAGCATCAGGTACATTTTCTAGTGCTACATCTAGTACGTTGAATGTTGTTACAGGCTGGAATGCAGCGTTGACTCTAGGGACAGTTAATATTACACCATTAGTATCCACTACGGTTAATATTCAGCAGAACTGTTCGTATACTAACCTGCATTTAGTGCTGAACAATCTAAATGTTTATTTAGTTGATTTTTTCAACACAACCCAGACTGTAACAAGTGCGTTTTCTATGGCAGGTCAGGCCAAATATCCAAGAGTACGCAATGTTACTATGTCTGTTAATGGTACAGTTTCAGGTAGTGCTGTATTACTGTCTAACTTTACCGCAGCCGGTTCAGCGAACTGGTTCACTAGCTTGCAAAGCCAGCATGTGGGTAATTTCCAAACTGGAAACGATGGTCCCGTATCCGGCTCTAGTATTACTCTCGATGCTGGTGTTTCAGTAAATCAAATTGCTAGTGGTGATTGGTTCAGCTCATCTACGTGGTCTAATGGTTGGCCTCCACTTCCAGATGATTCTGTGACGCTGAGTCCGGGACTATCATTAACTAACACATCTGGAAATCCTATATTTATACATGATATAACGTATAATGGTTCAGGTAATTATACTGCAACTAACTTGGGACCTATAACATTAAAAGCTGGATTAAGTACAGTTAATAACCCTGTACCCATATCTAATGGAAATTCAGGAGCATTTCCAGATTTAGTGTTGGGTTCACCTACAACAGGATCGTTTGGATTTGGTAGTGGTAATGGTTGGATCTATCTATCCTTGACTGTGGCCTGTATTTCCGGTGCTACGTATATAAACTCTAATAACTTTACAGTGCTAGGTGCACTTACTGTTAATTCTGGAGGTATTTCACTTAGTGGTTCTACTGTATTACTAGGCAGTCTAGTAAGTACGTCTGGGTCGGTCAGAACAGCTAACCTAGGTGTAAATACGCTGAAACTAACAGGGTCTGGTACTGTTTTGGATATGTCGTCCACAAACTTTACTTGGAACGCTCCAACAGTATTAACATTTGCACCTACAGCTTCACCAGCGTCTGTTACGTTAAATGGTGGAAATTTAACCTACAATACACTGACTTTAGCAGGTGCGTCAATTACTACCTTTAATATAAACGGTAATAATACATTTGCTAACTTGAACAGTACAAAAGCTGCTGCCCATAGTATTTTATTCGCATCTGGCAGCTCTAATACATTTGCAGGTTGGTCCGCCGCAGGTGCTGCTAGTTATCTAGTTACTATAGGTGCCCAATCTGGAACATTCACTCTTGTTAAATCTGGTGCTTCTGTCATATCGCTTGATTATATAAATGTGTCTAATTCTAATGCGACACCTGCGAATAAATGGTCTGCAGGCACTAACTCGATTGATGGGGGTGGTAACACTGGTTGGATATTTACAGGTGCGGGTTCAGGTGCCTCTAAAGGTCTGTTCTTTGGAGCGTTCATTTAACAGTTATACCAATAAGGGTACTATATAGTACCCTTTTCTATGCGCAGGAATATTCCTAATGGCAAATACAATATTAGTTAAACGATCCGCAGTACAAAATAAAACACCTCTCGTGACAGATTTAAGTCTTGGTGAGTTCGCTATAAATACCTATGATGGTAAAGTGTATATCAAGAAAAACAATGGTGCAGACGCTATTGTAGATATTACTGCAAATCAAACAGTTACAATTTCTGGTGATGCAACTGGATCTGGTACAACTTCTATTACGATGACGTTGGCTACAACAGGCGTAACAGCAGGTACTTATAACAACGTGACCGTCGACGCTAAGGGTAGAGTAACTTCAGGATCAAACACTTCTTATTTAACAGCAGTACCTGTAGCAACATCTTCTGCATTGGGTGGAGTTAAAGTAGGTACAAATATTGCAATAGCTGGAGATGGTACTATATCTGTACCAACATTACCGGCTAGTGCAGTAACAGGGCTTGCGACTGTTGCAACAACAGGTAACTTTTCGGATTTAAATGGAGCAACGAAAAATCTATTCGTTGCTAGTGTATCTACCAATGCTGTTTACACCAATTTGAATACCTGGGTAGATCAAGCGCTAGATGTGGAATATATAAAAGATTCGGCATTCACACACTCTACAACAACTACTAATAGCATAGTTACTATAACAAAAGCGGGTCGCTATAGATTGACTGTACAGGCTAGTGCGTTTCGATCAACAGGGTCTAGTGTTAGTTGGGGATTGCGTATAGCGTCTGCCCCAACTTCTACTGGCACTTACACGCAATTGCAGTCAGCATCTGCCTACAGTATAGCGAATGCTGCGAGTATTTTGCAAAGTTGTATACTTGCCGAAGCTATTGTTTCCGTGACAGCAGGACAATCATTTAAAATACAAGGTGGACTAACGACAGTTGGTGGTGTAACTTTACCTCCAGCCTCATTCATTTTTACTATTCAAGAGCTGTAAGTATGTTATATATAATCTGGGATTCGGAAAATTCTACTGTTGTTGGAGATTCATTTGAACTCACAGTAGATCAAAGTTTATTAGATGTTGATGTACGTATAACACAGAATATTTATCCGTACGTTATAACTCTACCTGATGGTTATAATGCTAATATGCACGATCATAGTCCTATGATATATACATTAGCTAATGGTATAGTTACAGCCACATTTACTTATGTTTATAAATCTTTAAGTGAAGTGCAGACATACATCACTTCCTTGTTTACAGATTATCGTGACAACTTATTTCTGAGTGGTTTCTATTACGGTGGTGCACACTTTCAATCGGATAAAGATTCGAGAGACAATTGGACAGCAGCAGTTACTATGATTGCAACAACTGCTACTATCAATGGAATCACGGTAGATCAATTGAGTGCTCTTCCTGGATACCAAGAATGGACAAAGTATGACAATACAACAGCATACTTTAAACGTGCGGAATTAGTTCAATGCGGACTAGCTTTAGGTGCTTGGAGTAGTTCAGTTATTAGATTGTGTAGATTAAAGAAGAACCTAGTTTTAGCTGCAACTACACCTGACGATGCGTGGAAAGTTTGGACATCAAATGTATTAACTGATTGGCCAAACAATGATTTCGGTAAGACGTTTGAGCTAACTCAACCTAATTAATCCCTCCAATTTATTTAGATCCTTGTCATCATACTGCTCATCAATAATACCAGATTTAAGTAACATATTTTTAAATCTGGTATTATCTTTCTGAGCGAATCTCTTTGACAATTCAGTTATCGAGTATTCCACATCTGGTACCCAACTTCCTTCAACTACATACCCATTTATATAAATGACTTCTACACGTTTCATTACATCTTTAAACTGCTGACACAATGTTATCGTGACAAATAACTCTTTTGCAGATTTTAGAATACGGAATTCATAAAACACTATTTCACAAGTTGCGCTCTTTACAGGTGCGGATAATGAAATAAGATTTTCGGTACGTACAGGCTTTAGGTTCAATTCTCGCGCTAATCTCTTTGTAAAATCAATTACTGTTTTGTTGTTCAGTATCTCAGACATTTACAAACTTCCTATAAACTTCTTAATATCTTTATTTAAGTTGGTGAATACAGTTTTCAATTCTTCGTTTGTTGGTTCGCTGCCTTGCAAAGCAGTGTATAGCATATTCATATTGCTAAGAATTCTTTCTAAGCTAGGCACTTCATTTATAATGTCAACTCTATCTTTAATATCAGTTACATTGCCTGCCAGCATTATTTCATTTGCGGTCATGCACGATATTTGAATTGCTCGTGACCGCTGATACTTACTCAGAGGACTTTCTTTTATAACACAATCGCACAATTCATGGTAATCTTCCATTCGTATAGCAGAATGATTCTCACCTATAAATAGATTTCGCACATTGTACGTTAAACTACCGTAGTGACCATACGGATTAATAGCTGCGACAACACTTGGAGCATCCACAGCTAAAATAATGTTGTTGTGATTCACATATACTTTTATTGCAGATACACGTAAACTTATTTTATGTTTTACCAACTTTACCGGAGTGCCTAATAGTTCTGAAATATTATCAGCACTATCTACAATTTGTGCAGACTTTATTTTCGCAGGTACTTCTTTTGATAATACCTTTATCTCTGCTTTCTTTGAAACATCTTCTGCTGATGCTGCTACTACAGCAACCACTGGCTGTTCTTGGCATATTTTTGTTTCTATAGTTTCAGGCACTTTAACTGGCATTTCTTTTACAGGATCATCTTCCCGTAATTTTCTTTGAAATGTATTCCATGATTTCTTAACGGCCTCACTAGGTGATTCTTTCTTTTCTGGTTGTACAGATGCTTCAAAGAATTTCTTAGCATTCTCCACATGTACATCGCGTATAACTTCTTTAACCATACATTCTGGTGCTGTTGGACGTTGTACATTTTTCTTAGGTGTTTTTAGTGTACGTAACATATCCTCTATCTCCTGTATTCTTGTTTTGTCTGGCCGCATTGTACTTAGTTTCTCTATAAACGCATCTAAATAGTCTACGTCATACATAAACACAGTCATAGCCGCACCTGCTTGTTCCTCTAAACAATTATCCAGCTCGCGCATAATAAAGATTTCTGCTGCGCCTTGTGAGCAACTGCATACGTACCTGATTATCGCTGCGGCCGAAATATATTTAGTTCCAGAGTCCTTATCTAAGTATATAATAAAACTCTTACCTGAAGCTAATTGCAGTTTTTCTTGTTCGTAATTAGTTATGCTCATTGTGTTATCCTAAAAAGACATCCGTGTCATTAAATTAAATCAAACTAAATTGCCATAGGTGTAGGGTTTTCTAACTTGCCTTTATTCTTGTAACCAACAAACTTATAGTCGTCCGCAGTAGAGTTTTCTAAATCTTCCAATGTTTTGATGATAGGGTTAATTAAGAAACGTCCTCTGTTTTCTTCATGAGGACCGCGTTCGATTTGCTCTCTAGCTGCATCCAAGTGTGTAACATAAATATGCGTATCACCAGTAAGATAAAATAAACTGCCAGGTGCAGTGTTCGTCACACGTGCCATCTTGTTCAACATCATATCGTAGCTTGCGATATTGAATGGACTTCCCAATACAAAATCGGCACTTCTCTGAAACATGATTAAGTCTAAACGGTGTCTGGGTACGTTCAAACTGTCCAATACTTCGTGTGTGAAAACGTCCCTTGAGAAAGCAGCTTTTGACACATTTGAATATATCCAATCGCCAAATACTGTTAATTCTTTCTGTCTTGAAAGTCTTTCATTTCCATACCATTCTACATCATGTGTAACTCTTGCGTGTAATGCTTGTACGCGCTCGTGTAACATCAATTCAGTACACAAGTATTGCTGCAATACATGACAAGCAGGTAAAGCTATTTGCTCCAACACTGCTGGATTCCAACCTAAAACTAAAACACGGCGGCTGTTAGGTGATTTAATGATAGTATCTACAGCGTTCTTCAATTGATCTACTTCACGATACAGTACAAACACCGTAACTTTCTTTGTATCCAATTGCTTTGAATACGTACCATCTAGTCGGTACCCCAATTTGATGTAATGTCTAAACATCTTATGTTCTTGTTCTTGTTTTAACTGACGTTCAGTTGTTGCTGATATGGGTCCGCGATTAACATCATCTGCAATTAATTCTTCACACTCAAACAACACGGTATCTTTCCAGCGACGCCACTGAGCACCATAAATAGGACCTAGATCGTCTGTACCTTTACGAAATGTATTACTCAACCAAGCATTTGGATTAACACCATGTTCGTTAGCATTCTCGTACCATACGTTACAACCAGCAGCGCCAAAATCGGCAGCACTTGTTTTACCTTGAATGAAACAACGTAGTTCACCAAGAACACTTTTAAGTGGTAATGATTTACTAGATACTGCATTTAAAGTAGTGCCGTAGTTAGTGTTGTATTCTGTTAGATTAACTACTTTACCTAGTGTATCAACACCAGTTCTGTTTTCGCGCACAGGACACGTAAGTAATTCTTCGACTGTTTTTAAATATGCTTCCACGTACTTCTCCTAGAGTTATCTACTAAAGCCTTGAAGTTTTGTTAGTTCTGTTCCGTGTGCTGTCCAGAATCTCTTTACAAACTCCGCAAATTGATTCTTTTCATTTTTATACGCAAGCTGTAGCCAATTTATTGCAGGTATTACGTTATCATCACGGAAATCAGCTATATACAATTTAAAAGAGTCACACTTTATACTTTGATCTATAATCTTCTCGAAAAATTTGCTACGCGCACTTTGAGGTATTTGTGCAGTTGCTAACACAATATCAATGATTAAACTTGCACCAGGCTCATCCAAATTGTTATACGCTAGTTTGAATCCTACTTCCTTTGCAGCTTTTCTTTGCTCCATAGAAACACCATGCTTACCTGCCACATTCTGAGCAACCTCAGTCCATAGGTCGGGCAGTGTGCTACCTACAGCATCGTCATAGTCAACTCTACTGTAACTATCAATGAGATTGTGCAACGCATCTCGCAGTTGTTTCTGTGCGTACAATTGTTTAACGGATACCATTCTTTCTTGTGGAAGTTCTTTTGTTTCTTTCTGTGCTTTAGCCATATAATATACCTTTTAAAATTCAGCGTTGTTTACGAAATCTTCATTCAAATTCAACATAGTGGCTTCCAATAACACAGATCGCACTTTGTTTTCTTTGAACCTCAATGAATGTGTTCTATCCTGATTATCTGCTTTCGCTACTTCTGTGTAGAAATTTTTACCTGCTTCCTGATAAGCCTTTTCTAGCTTACGAAACGCAATATAAAACTCTTTTTGTGTATCGTCTATTTTCTGGTTCGATTTTGATTTGGTTAGATCAAACATAGTATTTTCTCCTTGTACTATTTATTTACAGTTTTGCACCTATATTTTTCACGATAATTTACATGCACAAAACCTATTAGGAGAATTTCATGTCATACGGTGCAGTTAGATTAGGTGCAGATTCTACGACTGGACACGGATGCTTTCCCCCAAGTAAAACAGCTACTGGTAGTACGACTGTGTTCACCGACCAGATGCCTACAGTTCGTATGTCAGATCAATACGCTTTACATTGTTGTCCTGCTATGGGTTGTCACACACCTACAGCTAGCCAAGGCAGTCAAACTACTTTCAGTGATGGTCTTGCAAAACATTTGATGATGCACCAATGTAGTTGTGGCGATAAAGCCGCTACTGGTTCAATGACAACTTTCGCAGGATTCTAATATCATGGCTGCAACATATTCCGATATATCATTTTCTATTGACTACGTTCCAAATGAAATAGTCGCAGATGCTGATGCTATTAATCAAAACATAACTATTATATTTGACACACCAATAAGATCAAAGTGGTTTAGACCTAGAAATGGTTCTAATGTGAATCGTTGGTTATTTGACCCTATTGATGATGTGACTGCTCAGAATATTAAACATGATATGGAACTAGCGTTATATAATAACCAAGAGTTTCGTGTACAATTCACAAGTATTGTGGTAATTCCTGATTACGACAATACGCAATATTATGTTGAGATACAGTATATAGCACCTGAATTAGAAAAACAAAATCAAACATTTGTATTTAACTTATCCAGAGGTATAGCATCGTGACAGTAAGTAATGTTACTCCAGATTTCCAATTACTCTATGACCAACTGTCTGCCAAACTTGCGGCTAAACCTACTTGGATAGATACTTTACCTACTAGTGTTGGTACAACGATACTAGATTTGTTTGCAGGTAGTTCAGTATCGAACCAGTATTACATTGACGTTAGTTTACGTGAAGCGTTCTTACCCGTAGCGGTTAGAGATACGAGTATATTCGCAGGCACGCGAATGTTAGGTGTAAATATCGCTAGAAAGACCTGCGCTAGCCTAACAGCCGAACTGTCGAATTATAGTACATCAACGAAGTATGTACCGCCTTACACACAATTCGACGTTAATGGTGTTCAAGCATTCGTTCGATCACAGTATGTTATACCGCCAGGTCAAACAATTTCAAATGTTAATATGTACGTAGGTACGTATGCGGAACAGACCATTTCTTTAGCAGATATGACAGACCTGGCACTCAAAGAGTTCTTTCTCAATGAGCCGGGTTTTGTCGTTTCTGAGGCGGACTTGTTAGTATTCACACGTAATAGAAACACAGGCTCAGTTACATCTTGGACTAAAACAGATAAAGCTATTTTTGAACATACTGCTGACGATACTGTTTATTTTGGTAGTACAACAAGGGATGGTGATGTTAGCCTATTCTTTGGTGATGGTCAATTCGGTAAAGCATTATCTTTGGAAGAAGACCTAATTATTCAGTACGCTAAAACAACAGGTGCTGCTGGTAATGTAGGTCTACCTGGTCTTGCCATTAAACAAGTTTCAGATACTAGTGTTAAGGGTAAATCTATTTCTGCAATTGCAGGTGGTTCAGATGAGAAAAACTCACTGTACTATAAGATGTTTGCACCTAACATGGCTCGTACTAAACGCCGCAGTATTTCTACAGCAGATATTCGCAGCACTATAATGGGTATCGCAGGTGTAGCCGATTGTGCTACATTCGGTCAACGCGATATAGCACCAAATGACTATCGTTGGATGAATACAATTCGTATATGTTTACTTCCTGAAAACGATGATGTGTTTGGCGGTACTAATCCAAATCCCAAGTCGGCTGCGTGGCAGTCTATTCTTGATGTGCTACGTCCAATGTTGCATGACGCTTATAATATCCAGACTTGGAACCCATCTAAGTTGTTTGTTAATGTTAAAGTGCGTATTGCACTATTGCCTACAGCATTGGATGGTGAAGTACAGATTGCAGCTGCGGAAGCTATATTGAAATTGTTTAAGAAGAAACCAGGTATCTTAGGACGCAGATTGTCGCAGTCAGATATTATGGGCGCAATAAAAGGTATTAAAGGTGTAGATTATGTTATTGTAGACAGCCCCATAGAAGAAGTTATTCCATCTGACGCCACATCCTATGTTGTGTTAAACGGTATTCCAGACATTTCTACGTTCTATTCTGAGCGTTCACTCTCGGTGTAATAAAAATGGCAGCAGAACAAATAGTCTTTGAGAAACTACAGCCCAGCATGTTTGAAAATCAACCTATGTGGTTAGATTTCTTCACAGCATTATCAGAAGTTATTCAAGAACAGATTCGTGAACCTATTGGTGAATTGGAAGACATTCGACACATCGTAGAAACAACTGATCCATTCATCATTGCTAACACTATTAAGCAATTGGGGTTCGACATTCCAGCAGACTTAATTCAAAGTAACATTGACCGACTGAGTCGTTCTGTGTACATGTTGAGTTTGTTCCACGAAATTAGCGGTACACACGATTTTAAACGCTCTATTGCGTATGTATTAGGTCGTGATGTTGAAGTTACCAATCTGTTCACAAATGACTACACCAATTTCTATGCAGAGCCGCAAGGTCCGCTATTACAAGATGGTGGTGATTGGTACGGCACTACACATATTGATCTTGGTATGGAATTATTACCCGATGATCGTGGTCTGATATTACCAATTGGTAAAACACTTGAAGACCGTTTGCTTGCTGCGTATTTTGAATTTGCACCTATAAATCAAGTAGTAAACAAGTTTTATTTTATTACAAACATACAAGCTGAATTAGATATGACTGCTGCGGTGTTTGTGAATCCTGTGCATTACAGAACTGTTGGTGATGGTGTACATAACGTATTATCTGTCCGTAGTTTAGCTCCAATCTCTGTAGAATCTGAATCTAGCATACCCCTACAGGCTCAGGCTCTGTTTTCTCAAGTCCCCTGTTATGATGTTAGTACAATTGCTTACGGTACCGCAGCTTCTGTTAAGACTGATGCAGATATAACGGCACTTACTACTGTGACCCATACCGCTACACAAAACATCACGCTATCCATACCTGCAGGTCAGTTTGGTTATATTGCGAGCCCTGTTGAATTAGGTAATCTCACGTTCACCGACTCTAATGGTTTCTCTGGTGGATGGGATGGTGCTACTTGGGTAGATGGTACTGTTGGTGCAACTACTGGTCCAATTGTAGTTAAGCGTCTGATTGACAGTCAATTCAGAGATTGGAATTTGTACCGTACAGATTTCCCTGCACTAGGTTCTGTTACATACACTGTTACAGTGCAATACAATCGTAAGAGTTCATGTGACGTTGTTGACAAGACTGTGATATTACCGCCAGCTCCACCACCTACAGTCTGTACTCCAACTTCTGTACCTATATTTCCTATTTATGGTACAGGTTTAGCAGGATACAATTCAGGCTCTGTTTTAGACTCATTGCAATACGCATTACCTAGTACATCGAATCAACCTTTTACGTTAAACATTGATAACGGTAAATATGGGTACTTTGCATATCCTATAGCACTTGGTATGGCATCATTCACAGATAGTAATGGTCTACAAGGTGGTTGGGATGGTGCGGGATGGCCTACAGATGGAAGTATTGGTACTACTACAGGTCCTGTAGCTGTAACACGTACGCTACAAGGTAATACAGTATCCTACTATCTTTATCGCACAGATTTCCCCAGCTTAGGTAGCACTACGTTTAACGTGACGTTTGAACACGCAGGTACAGCACTTTCAATAACAGTTTCCAATTGCCCAACAAATTGTGTTTCTGGTTATCCTGTTATAGCTCAAGGTAATGAAGGTCTTATCACAGACGCTGGTATTACAGCAGCTATTGTGCAGACATTGACAACTACCGCGAATACTGCAATCACGACAACTCCTACGGATGCTCAGTTTGCGTATTTTGTGTATCCAGTTGAACTTGGTCTTGCCACATTCACTGACTCTAATGGTTTTATTGGGGGTTGGGATGGAGCTACTTGGGCAGTAGGTGATATAGGTAGCACATACGGACCCAAAACTATAAGTAGAACTGTGAACACAGTAACTTCTAACTGGTATGTGTATCGCACTGACTTTGCAGGCATTGATGCTACGTTTAATGTGGCGTTTACGTCAGGTAATCTATGTGTAGGTTTAAACATCGTTGTTAATCCCGTATCTTGTGTTGTTTCTTCTGCACCTAGATACGGCACTGGATTTGAACTAGCTACAGATACACAATTGAACACCTTAACTGCTATATCTGATATGGCACAACACTCTTTCACTATAAATGTACCCGCTGGACAATACGGTTACTTTGCGAGTCCTGCGGCTTTGGGTAAAGTTACATTTACTGATACGAATGGTTTTGTAGGTGGCTGGGACGGAGCACGTTGGCCTGTTGATGTTATAGGTAGCGATGCCGGACCTTCACTTGTAATGCACACAGTTGGTACGAATGATGTACCATGGTATTTATATCGCACAGATTTCCCTGCTCTAGGTTCTGTTACATACACTGTGTCTTACGAAAACAACTTATCAATAGGTACATTAGGTTCTAATTGTCAAATAAGCATTCCACATGCGTCAGATTTTGTAAAAGGTGTTGCACCTACTTCACCACATTTTCCTGTTTATGGGCTAGGTGTTATCGGAATTCATAACGATAGTGGTATATTGTCGTTGACTTCGCAATTCGTATCAAACGCGAATGCTACGTTCACGATAAATGTAACCTCAGGTCATTACGGTTATTTCGCTACTCCAAGTAATCTAGGTATAGCTGAATTTACAAATACGTCCACTAATCTGCAAGGTGGATGGGATGGAGCTAGTTGGCCTTCAGATGGTAGTATTGGAATTCAGAATGGTCCTATAGCGGTCTTACGTAACATTGGCGGTATTGTGCAAACGTGGTATTTATATCGCACTGATTTTCCTGGTATTGGTAACGCTACTTATAAAGTTTCGTTTGGACATGCCGAGGAAAATACAGGTTACACAGTCATTCGTTTAATAAGTCCAACGTGGTCAACAGATCGACCAGATCTAGTTACATTTGATTTACTAGGTGTAGCACACTTCAACAAAGTTACTGTAGATACTATTGTCCACGTAACAGCGTCGTATCAGGGTGTTAATGATACAGTTGCGATTACGTTAAAGGCAACAGCACCCGCACTATTACACGCTACGCTGACTGGGCCTGATACACTTGTTGGTGGACAAAGTGGTATATTTGGAATGGACGGTTATTACTCAGATGGTTTCTATCGCCCTGTTGTTGGTGCAATATACTCTGTGTTAAATCCATACGCTAGATTTACCAACGAAACACTTTCTTCTGATAATCCACCAGTAGATCAAACACTTTATGTACAAGGTAGTTATACGAATGCTGATGGTAGCGTTGTACAAGCTACAGGCAATACTCTGCTTACTCATGTGAACACTAACTTATATGTTATGGATATGAGTATTGCAGGTCCTGCTACAATCATTGAAGGTACTACCGTTCAATACGTTGCAAATGTATTGTATAGCAATGGTACTTCCAAGCCAGAACTAGTGTTGTGGGAAACTTCAACACCAAGTTTATATATAGATCAGCAAGGTAATGCTACGGCAAACAGACCGAATAACAATTATAGTGCTACAATTACAGCTACGTTCCAATTCAATGGTGCTAAAACTGTATCTACAAAACCTGTAAATGTAACTATAGTAACTGTAACACCTAAATCACTTACAATTGCAGGTCCTGTTAGTGTTTCAGAATTATCCGCAGCGCAGTATCAAGCCAGATTAACTTGGAGCGATAATAGCACTATCTATGTTGCAGCTAGTTGGAGTACAAGCAAGTTTAGTATAGATAACACAGGTTTGTTATCAACAGGTAGTGTTAGTGCAGATACACCGTTGACCATAAATGCAATTGCTAATGGTCTGTCTGCACAAGCCTCTGTAACTGTACACGTAACGCAAGTTACTTTAGAGCATATAACGATCATTGGACCAGATAACGTATTAGAAGGTGTTAATGCTACTTACCGATGTTTAGCCCACTACAGCACAGGTAAAGATGTTGAAGTTACGGCTACCATGAGTGTAACAGGTAACCCCTCGTTTGTTAGTTTAAGCGCTGGTGTGTTGAGTGTATTTGCACCTACAGCAAGTTCAATAGAATTAGTAGCTAGTTATACTGCTGGCCTGGTTACCTACACTCAGAAAAAGCTTATTGTAGTTATTCCTAAAATAGCGTTGATAAGTGGATTAACAATAGCAGGACCATCAGAGGTATTAGAATCTAAACGAATTTCTCTTTCTGCGACTGCGTTATATACGGATGGTACTACACATATCGTGCAACCACAATGGTCTGTTATGTCACCAGATGTTACTAACGACCCAGAAGCTGCGGCAGACGTTGTATCTCCTGGTGTTTTACAAGGCAGAATCGTTGATAAAGATACCAAAGTTATTGTAGTTGCTACTTACTTTAAAGAAGTGGCGTATTATCCTATTGTAGTTAAAGATTACACACCTCCTGGTCCTGATGTGCCTATTACGTATCGCATTGATGGTCCTGATCAGATAACAACATCACAAATAGGTTCTTACACATTGTTATGTAAGTTTCAAAACTGCCCTAGTGTGTTGTCGCTGTCGAACGATTGGGCACTAGATGTAGATAACACAGTAGCTATCATTGATAACAATGGATATTTGCGCAGTATAAATCACCAACCAGCTACAGTGGTAGTTAATGCTACGTGGAGCTATAACGGTCATGCTATTCAAGATAAGAAAACAGTATTAATTGTAGATGATGTTTTCATAAATCAAATACTATTATCAGGACCTAGCACCGTCGATAAGAATAGTACTGCACAGTTTTCTGTAGAAACATTTACTAATAAACAAACACTTGTTCAAGGCCAAGGTGCAGTACCCGGTTCTGGTCAAGTTGTGTGGTCTGTTACTGGCAGTTCTTTAGTTACAATAGATCAGACTGGTTTGTTAAAAACTGGTGATTTGCAATCGAATGTTACAGTTACAATAAGTGCGGTGTTCAATGATGGTCACCATTCTGCAATCACTGCAACATCTAGTGTGCTTGTACATGGTGCACCGCCCGCAATCGTATCTGCCAATTTGTTGGGTAGTTTGTCCACACTTGAAGGTGGTGTTTTGCAATTCAGTGTTGAAGTGTTTCGAGCTGGAATGACTACATTACCAGGAACAGGCTTACCAGTTAATCCGAGTACATTGGTGTTTGCTGTTACATCAGGCAGCATTGATAGTACAGGTAAGTACACAACACCTAGCAACCTGACAGCCGACGCTACAAGCACGTTGACCATAACTGGTGTTTATGAAAACTATAGTATCAGTATTTCTAAAACAATTACGGTACAACACAAAGTAGCCATAGCTGCCTTGTTTACAGGACCTTCATCTATTGCAACAGGTGGAACTGGTACGTATTCCGTTGAAGTGTTTTACACAGGCGAAACTGTAATTGCAGGTCATGGTCGCGTTAACCCCCCTGAAGCTGTGTTTAGTCTTGTCAGTGCACCAAGTGCAATTACATTAGCTAATAGAGTTGTTACAGTACCTAGCACGTTCACCTCAGGTGCTTCTTATACTATGCAAGTTGTTGTAGGTACTGTAACTAAAACTATTGCAGTCACCACAACCGCGGTTATGGCGTTTCAAAAAATAAATGCCCGCGCACTTAGTTTACCTGCAGCTTATAACTTTGGAGTCCAGTCAGGAACAGGATTTAACTATGCTAATGGTTTTACTATATACGATGCAAATAATGTTTTAATTGCTGGGTGTACATCAACAAATCAACAAGCTCCCCTTGTACTTAACCCTAATTTATATTCAGGCACAGGGCTAACGACCTATCCTTTGCATATATCTGGAGCAACTGGAGCATCAACCGCAGGAGGAGCTATTAACTATAATGGTTCAGCTGGGAATTTTATTTTATTCTTAAATAACTCTAAATTGTACTATACATATTTTGATGGAAGTGCTTGGTTACCTACAACTTATATAGACTTATCATCTTTAGTCTCTCTTACTGCGGGTTACGCGTATAGTATACAAAGTTACATTCGACCTTATTACAAGAAAGTTTCTGATGGTACTGAATTTATTTTTATTCAAGTAACGTTGGAGTATGTTAAAACAGGACTGCCTGTTTTACCGTACTACGGTCTTCGAGTATATAAAATAGTTGGAAATTCACTACAATTTGTTCAAGAAATTTCTTTGCCTACTGATGGTGTTTCTGGAACAATAAGCCGTATTTTTGTATTTGATGCGGCTTATTCAAATTTTCCTAATGACATAATGGATTTTTGTTGTAGGTTGCAGTTATCTACTGGCGCATCTTTATATAATAGAGTATCGTATATATATGATGGTTCGTCTTTTACTGAAAGTCTGCCTACGTATAAACCTAACACTTTAGGTTTTTATGGTTGTATGTACTACAGTATAAATTCTCAAATATATTGCATTTCACAAATGTGTAGCGTTATAACAAATAACACACAGACGCCGGGTCAAATGATATTAAGTTCTGTAGATTCTACAACAGGTGAATTGAAAACAGTACAGACTATTGGAACAGCAACACCAGTATCAGGTAATGTTGGCACACAAACACCAGCAGTATCCTATGATAACAAGTATTGCGCAATACTTGTTAGTTCGACGGCGTCACACATTAGTAGTTATATATCACTGTACTCCATTTCACAAAGTACGGGTCAGTTAACATTTATGCGATACATAACATACGCAGATATGGGGCTTCCTGCTATTTCAGGTTCTAGTGTGAATGAAATAAAATTTATGCCAGATAACAAAACACTCGTGTTGAAAATAGATATAGCACCTACTGCAACTTCAGGAGGCTTTTTCTATATAATCAGTGGCTAAGATACACTATAATTTAGATCAAACCTTTTAGGAGAATGTTATGAAAGTTAATTTACCTTCTGGCAGTGGTGTTGTAGTAAATCCACTAGCCCGTCCACCAGTTCAACATCAACAAGAAAGTGTTTCAAGCAATGCTATGATACTTGAAATGCCAGGTATCTGTCCTAAATGTGGAAAACAAATGGGGATTGCTTATTCTGGTGGTGAACAGACATTTTACTGCCAATCTGATCGCGTTTGCCTTCCACTGCCTATAGCTGAATAACAGGAATATACCATGGGTGATAACATCCTACATTTGACAGACTTGGGACTCAAGGCGGCGCTCAATGCGTCTGCCTCTGGTATTTTAATTGATGTTGAAAGTTATAAGATTGGTGATAGTGACCTGAATTCATCAGATGCAGATTTAGATATTCATGGTAACATCTTAATTCAAGGCACTATAGGTTATGTTGAAGTCATTAGCAACAACGTAGTGCGTTTCACCTTTCGTATAAATCCATCTGCAATAGGCGCAGGTCTTATATGCAAAGAGATTGGTGTATTCTTACCGAACAACATTATGTTCGGTCGTTGCGTATTCGACACACCATTGCAATTGATTCAAGGTGAAACGCACGAGCTGAGCGTTCTGTTATCTACAACCAAATGTGACGTTGGTGTTATCAATGTAGCGTTTGGTAGTTACAGTAGCATTCCAAGTACACCGTCAGAAGTAACATTAGGGCCACCGGACTCTAGCGACTTTAACGTAGTATCTGTGTTGAGTTTGATTGAGAATGCTGATGGTACTACATCTGCAGGTGTAGCGTTGAAATTTGGTGCAGGCTCGTTGCAGTGGGCATTTAGTGGATATGATCGCATATTCTCAGGCTTACCTAATTCTGGTGCATCTAATTCAGAATTCACAGCAACTGGCCTTTTAGGCTCTGTATCATTCCAGAGCGGTGAAGTAGTGCTCGTTTATGTTGTATCAGGACCTGCTCGTGGTCAGACTCGTAAATTCTACTTCAATAGTGCGACACAAACCTTTAAATTGAAGTCAGATACCGCGTTCTTAAACTTCGATACAACATGTACTGTAGTTGTATGGCGAAAGTTGTCTGGCTCAGGAGGTAGCGTTAATACTTATCCACCTCAGATGACTAATATTCCAAATGATTGGGTGTTGACACGCGGCGTTGCTAACTTACCTGTATGGGCACCTCCTAAAAACACAGGTAGTAATCTTAATACGCTGTACATTGCTCCAGGTAGAATGCGCGTAGCATCATTGAACGATACAGGTAATGGTACACAATCACGTTATTCTTTAGGTAACATCATTGTTAAGAACGTAAACTATTGCTCACCTGCACTCGGCGGTATTACTCAGCATAAGACAGCGTTTGATATTAGTTCAGCAGAATTAGAATTTTCTGAAAACATTCCAGAGAATACTCCGATTGATTTTCGTCTTATTACGAAAGAGCCTGGAACTGGTACGTATGTTGACATAGTTACTAACACATTCACCGGTGATGGAAGTACGCAATCGTTTTCTCTATCACAACCCATTGAAAGTTCTCAGTACGTGTGGGCATATATCGAAGGTATTCGTCAAAGCACGACAACTTACAACTATGATCCAAATTCTCAAAGCATTGTGTTTGTATCACCTATTCCAGATGGTCTGGAATTAGAATGTAGTTTGTTTGTGATGAAGCAAGAAGAAGGTTACTCTACAGAGGTTGTTAGTACGACCACAGTTACTGTTGGTGATACATTGTTCATCGAATTGCCTGTATCTCCGCAGACAAAGAACCACACATTTGTTTCAGTTAGCGGTACGCATATTCATCGTAAACTGTACTCGCTTGTTGATAACATGATTGTGTTGTCTTCTGCTGCGCCTGGAAACTTGCAAATAGAAGTAACAATATTCAATAACGTGTTAAGTAATGGTACACCACAAACTAATCTTGTTGGTATTGTAAAAGATGCTGTGGTAACACACAAAAATATTAAGCTATTACGCCATGACGCTCCTGATGTTATACTGCCTATTCCGCAGATAAATTTCATGAGCGGTGCTGGCATGCGCATTGATGGTGTATATCCTAATTACAAGATTAGTAGTACGTTGGCTGAACAGTACACACCTACAACCGACTTTAAAATAAGTACGCGCAGTAGATTAGAAGATACCAGTGAGATTGTTTATACACAACGTATTACTCTTACTGATAGTATTCGCATGATGATTTGTGCGGATTTTTCTGCACGTCTTGGGCCCGGATTTGCGTCTGTAGACGGATTAGAAGTTATCCAGTATGTTATAGGCTTTAGAACTACAGGTAACAACGAACCCGAGTACGGTCGCGATATTAAAGGTACAGGTGTTGCAGGCTTTAGTTCTCTGCAAGGGGTTAGTACGCATGGCGCTACCGCAATAGCTAACGCATCTTTAACCCAAGTGTTAGATATTGTTAAGTCAAACGTACCTGCTGGTTATGTTGATATTGTTGTTAAGATGCGTGTACAAAACGCAAACATTGCCCAGTACGGTAGTCTTTTATTATTAGATATAAATGTGCTCGCCCTTCCTGTGGTGAATTAATATGCACTATTTTTTAATAGTAAACAGTACAGGGTTAGTTACTGGACATTCTGAAAGCACCATAGTAATAGATGGTGCTATTTATGTTCAAAAATGGTTGTATGATAAAGTTTGTTCAGGTATGTCCGAAGGAACCTTATACCGCCATGTGTCTGGAGATATTATTATTATAGTATCGAAAGATATTGAAGCTGTTAGAAATAAAACTATTGCTAAGATAAAAGATGAATGTACCAAACGCATTTCTACTTATACATATACGGGACTGGATATTCCTATAGTATTAAGTAGAGCCGACCTTAGTGATATGTCTTTATGTCTGAGTTTAGAAACACATTACATTACTTTTTCAAATGTTAAATTGTATTTGGACCAAGTACGTGCTATCCTGCAGTATTACATGTATTACAGGAATAAACAGATTCAAGAAATGCACCACGTTCTTGAATCTGTTTATAATGCGCTTACAGAAGATGAGATAGAAAAACATTTAGTAAACTTCATTCAAATAGGTGATTAATATGCTTACTGGTGTAACAAGCAGTCCGCTACTTTCTAACTTATTGGAAGGAAAGAAGCAAACTGTTCCTGTAGGTCAAGTACCATTAACTAACACTGTATCTCAAAATGATCCTAATGTTTATCCAACTACATTAGGATCACCTCTAACTGATTTAAGATTGTCAGATTTTGAAGCGATTGGTGCTAATATACAGAATACAACACTACAGCGGGATGATACTACTAATAAAGTTGCGTTTGCTGATACGTCAACCTCATCTGCTACTAATATAGTGCAAGCCGACTTCAACGATAAATCTGGCACACTATCTATCATTAAAGCTGATGGTAGTGTTATTACAATTCCACATTTTCTCGTGCAAACAGATTTTGGTGTAGGTCCTACTGGACCCAAAGGTGTACCTGGAAATGACGGTATGCCCGGGAACGATGGCTTCAACGGTTTTGATGGTGATACTGGTTGTGCTGGTGCTACCGGTGCTACAGGTCCTGCTGGTGTACCGGGCGCTGCTGGTGCTGATGGTGTACAGGGCCCTGCCGGTCAAATAGGTCAACCAGGTCTTGCTGGAATGCAAGGTATTCCCGGCGAACAGGGTAGATATGGGGATGACGGTGCTAGAGGTAGAAAAGGTCAGAGTTGTACTGCTTCGTTAGGTTCTTCTGGACCTGCAGGCGTATCTCCAGTTGCCGCTGTTGTAGTATCTGCTACTGCACCTACAGACGGTTCATTATTGTGGGGCAAGCCTGTCTAAGAGGTAATTATGTCTAATTTTGGTTTAACACGTCCATTAGTTTCTCAAATAAAAGCACCCGGAAGTCCAGATCAATCTGAGATTGTAGTCCAGTCTGAGCGTCTTACTGTAACAACACCTAGTCAATCTAGTGTATCTGAAATCCAATCCGGTACTTACGATCCCGTATTAGGTATTCTAACATTAACATTATCTAACGGTGATAGTGTGCGTGTGGGTGGTTTTCCTACTGCTGCAAAAATTCCTCCCGGCCCTACTGGTCCACAAGGTCTTACTGGAAAAGACGGTGCTCCAGGCCAACCCGGTGCTCCCGGTGCTCCAGGTTCTATGGGATGTATGGGACCCCCAGGACCTTCTGGCTCTTTAGGTGTACAGGGTCCAGATGGTCGTCAAGGTCTTCAAGGCCCTCCCGGCCCTAGAGGTCTTACTGGTCCACAAGGTCCACAAGGTGTTCAAGGTCCTGCAGGTGTTCTAGGTTCCCCCGGCCCTACTGGCCCTAGAGGTGATCAGGGTCCCTCTGGTGCTCCAGGAACTGCCGGTGCTCCAGGAAGCGTTAATGTAGTAGTATCTAGCACTGATCCGGGTTCTGCTGCTGGTGCTGGAGCATTGTGGGTAAACCCAAGTGTACAACCTCCAGCTACGACTACGGTCGTTGTACCACCTACAACGACTATATCGGATCCAGCCCTTGGAACGATCAAATGGCCTTAATAGTATTGATGAACTGAGGTATTTATGAGTGGATTAACTAAACCCCCATTGTCAATGCTGGATGCTAGAGGTTCTACAGCCTCTGACGTTAGATTTGATGGTGAACAGGTTGTTGTTGCGTCAGACCCTAGCACAACTAGTAAGAATGTAGTATCGGGTAGTTATGATGATGTTAGCGGTGTTGTTACATTGACATTCGCAGATGGTACGAATATACAGATTAGTGGATTTATGACACCCGGAAGTATAGGTATAGGTGCTCCCGGTCCGCAAGGTGTTAGTGGTACTAATGGTGCAGATGGTCTTTTAGGTATTGATGGTTTGCAAGGCCCTACTGGTTGTCAAGGTCCACCCGGCACCCCGGGTTCAACTGGACCTCAAGGCACTCCAGGTATTCAAGGTCCTGAAGGTAGACCAGGTCCGCAAGGTGAAAAAGGTGATAAAGGTGATACGGGTTTTGTGGCTATTTACATAACAGCAGAAGATCCAGGAGCAGCAGCCGGCCCAGGTGCATTGTGGGTTAAACCATAATAGGTGATAGTGATATGGCACGTCTTCGTATTAGAATGGTGAATAATAACGACTGGCTAGATATATGCCAGTCAGAATGGCATGTGCGTAACGCTGCCAACACAGATTGGATTCGCTTGACTCCCGCGCAAGGTCTTATGGTTCGTCACGGTACTAATAACTATTGGTTACCAGTAAACTGCTTATCTGATGATGACTGTACTACTGATGCTTATGGTGGTACAGTTGACGGTAAGGGTACTAACGGTACGGGTAGTCCTGTGCCTACAGTTAAAAGTCCTGATGTCGGTTATCCTAATGAAACAACACAAGTAAATCCATGGGATCCTACAACTTACGTTAAACCAAAACCTGTTGTTGTACCTACAGTTACACCAACTGGACCATCAGGCGGTACTACAACTCCAACCACCCCACCTGTAATAGTAAACAACACTGGTAATAACTCACCAAATAATCCAGATTATACAAGCAAGACTGTAGATAAATCTTCTGCTGGTTCTGGAGATAAATCTTGTCCTGGTGGTACATATTCTGGTGGTACTTACCCTACTGGCTATGACTTGCCAGATGCCTGTGGTGCAAATGCTGCTGTTGTGAAAAAACCTGATGGTACTACAGTATTACCTAGACCGGGCACAGGTGTACCTGAAACTGTCAAACCAGCTGCACCTAGTACAGGAACGGGAGCTGGTACTAAAACTTCTCCAAATAACTGTCCGTGTACTATCAATAGCGATGGTGCTTCTCTTATTACAGAAGCGTATGTAAATCTTGGTGGTGTTTCTGGCCAAGTAGATATTGAATACGATGCGAGTAATGGTTTTACTGGGTTCGTTATATATTATGCCGGCGTTTCAGTAGCAGATACAAATGGTCATGTACAAGGTACAGGTAGACTATCATTTCAATACGATAGTGCTGCCGGTGGAGGTGACCACAACATATTTATACGTGCGCGTACTGATATTGCTACAAACACATGGTCGTTACGTATTCCATGTCCTGGTACGAAGAATGAATTAGGTACATTGACTAACCCTGCACCTTGTTTAGGTAACTTTCAACCTAGTACAGGTAGTGGACCAATCAATGAAGTTGTACATGATATGGGTTCTACTGCTGGTCAAGTTGTTGTTGACTATCAAATGTTTAATATTCCAGATCAGATGGATATTTTCCAAGGTAGTACAAAGATAGCAACAACAGGTACGGCTGTATCTAATACAGGTACGTTGAAATTTCAATACACACCTATAGGTAATAACACTAAGATTATGGTTCGTATAACCTCTTCTTCGGGTGATACTACATGGGCGTATAACATATCATGTCCTGATGCTGCAGGTAGTAGCGCTAAACCAGCACCTTGTGATCCTAACAACTCAGTTAAATCTGGTGGTGCTGGAGCTACAGATATTTATTTCGATTTAGGCTCAACAGCCGGTGATTCTATATTGCGTTATAATGCCTTCGCTATTCCTGATACATTTGACGTATACCAAGGCCAGACGTTAATTGCGACTACAGGTGCAGTATCTAACGAAGGTCAGATAACATTCCCGTATAACCCAGCTTCTGGTGATGTGCGTGTGCGTGTTACAGGTTCTGGTCAAACTACGTGGGCGTTTCTAGTTGAATGTCCGGGACCAACTGCTGTACTAGTAACATGCGGTCAAACATTCGCAGATAAAACATTAGGTGATACTGTAGTTGCATTTACTGCTGCTGCAAATGCTTTCTGTTTAGTCGAGTATGCTACTATAGGTGTTGGACCCTCTCCGGGTGACGGTACCGGGGTACCGGATAACATACATATTGATTACAATGGTAATCGTATTGAATCTACTGGTGTCGTGTATCGTTACGCTGCTTGGGGATACGGTACGTTAGTTATTCCTAATGCTGTCGGTATTAATAGTGCTGCTGTTGGTAGAGTAGCAGGACCTTCTTGGTGGCAACAAACCACGTATTGCCCCACTGTTTGGGATGCACACATTGGCATGCAGAATTTTATGACTGGTATGCCTCATGTATTTGAAGACACCAGCTATTATGTAAGTGTTTATAATGGTAGTAAGAAGATAGGCCTATCTGCTGATCTTAAAATGAAGGAATTCTCGTGTGCAGTTTTAATGACGATGCTCAATCTAACTGACGGTCATTTAACTGTACCAGGTCATGCTGATGACTATTGTGCTCTTTATATATCTGGACCAAATTTACCTACACCAATGTTAGTAGGGGAGTATTCCTTACCAAGTGTTACAACGAGTTCAATTACAGTACCGCCGGGTCAGTATTTCTTAACAGCATTGTTAGAGAACACTACGTCAGGTACCAACAATGCTTGGTTTTGTTGTTCTATATTAGATGGTGGAAGTCGTATAGCAACTACAACCTCTAATGATTGGTACGGTGATTATTTTGAATACACTAAAACGTATACAAACAACACACCGTTGATACAACAAATAAATGCACCTATTTTCGACACTGTATCGCAAGCAAATACTTATATGGCTGCTAATGCTGCACCTAGTTTGTCTACTATTTTTAATACATGGCCTAGAGTTAATGGTGCTATGTATTATGTGAACGACAGTGCAGCTCAAATGGCAAGGGATGCGGCTGCTACATCTTGGTCTTATGATAGTGCGGCCAACAGTTTTTCAAATTCAATAAATTCTACTAATCCTATAAGTATTGTATCACCAACCGCTTATTCAGATTATGTGTTTGAAGCTACTCTGTCTAGTACGGACCCGGATGATGACACTATAGGTTTGGTCATAGGTTTTGCTCAAGCCTCCGGTTCAGTGTATTCATTAGTTATAGCACGTACTGGTGGAGGTGATCCACCTTTATCCGGATTTGGTGTACTTCTTGTTAATAACTTGTTTCAAACAGAGATATCCTCTTATCCTGCTGCTGAAACGCCCGTACGCGGACCTTGGAGTGGAGGCTCTACGAAAATTCGTGTTACTAGAGCTGGTGATGTATTTACGTTTCAAACTACACCGTTTGGAAGCAATGTATATGGACAAACATGTACACTTGATTTAAACAGTAACCCAAGTTTGTTTAGATTTAAAACATCATCACCTATAGGCTTCTACGCTTATTCTCAAGCTGCTGCTACGTTCTCTAATGTGACTTCTCCTGGAACTACAGTAGCGGGTGGTGCGGTTTATAGTATGGAAACTAATACATACTGGACAGCAGTTAATGGTGTGTGGACTAATCAAGGAACTAACACTGCATTTTCAAGTAATTTAAAGCCTTACACGTATGTTGTAAATCCGACGACTCAAGTAGGATACCACATCTATAATAAGACTCAGAGGAAAGCACCATGATAGTTTTACAAGTCCGTAAGACAGCCCAATCATCTTGGGTAAAAAACTTTAGTAACTACGGTTGGAAAGTTAGAAGTCCTGCGAACAATGCTTGGGTCCCTATGGGCCCCTTTAATACACAAGTTCGCAGTGCAGATAACACAACTTGGTTACCAACTTCGTAAGGTAATTGATATGCTAACAAAAACGCCCGTATCTATGATAGGTGTTGGAGCAAATGCTCAACCAAAAGATCAATTGGTGTATAATGGTTCTGCGGTAGAAGCCCAATCTCCTAGTAGTGGACAGCAGCAAGATATTTATGTTTCTAGTGCTAAGTATAATAGTGATACAGGTGTGTTAGAATTAACGCGCTCAGATTCTACTATACTTCAAGTTCCAGGATTTATGACTGTAGCTAACATAGGTGTAGGTCCTAGAGGTTCAACTGGGCCTCAAGGTAATCCAGGCCCTTCTGGACGCAATGGTAAAGATGGTGCTAATGGTATTCCAGGTTGTACTGGACCAAAAGGTGATGCTGGTCCTATTGGTCCTGCTGGGGCTTCTGGTACTTTGGGTTCTATTGGTCCTCAAGGTGCTACTGGCCCTGCCGGTCCTACGGGACCTCAAGGCCCTGCGGGTACAGATGGTGCTAGTCCTATATACACAACTAGTGCTACGGCATCTAGTGAGAAGATGAGCACAGGCCGCGTTATGCAATGGGGTAGATACACGGATGCTACTGTGGGTCAAATAAAAACTGTTTTACTACCTAGTGCGCTTACTGCTTCTGTAGATACTAATGCCTTGAGCTTTGTCCTGCAATGGATTGATCCAACTTCTGCGGTCGCAAATAAAGTTGGTGTGACTACAATAAGCAGCGGCTCTGTAACTCTAACCGCAGATAATGGTTTGTTAGCAGGTGCGGCTGCAACTGGTTGGGATTTCTATTGGTACTTGGTGCAATAATATGAACATATATTACGTTAGTTACAATTCAATTGGTGAGATACTAGGGTTATATAACAGTAATCAACATAAAGTTCACGAGATACCTGCAAACTCTATCCAAATAAGCCAAGCACAACACAGCACTCTATGTAGACGTCCTGCAGACTTTAGTGTAAATGTAGCATTGGGTCAAATGGTGGATTCAGGTGCTAGTATCGCTTCTGTAGAAGCTGGTGCTATACCGAATGCTAAACGCGATATTATCAATAAAGTGGCAGAAGGTTTTTCATTAAACGATACCGTGTACTGTGCGGATGATGTGGCTAGCGCACATGCCACACAATGTTTAATGTTATCTAACATTGATCCAAAGAAGTCATTTAATTTACGTGTTATAACAGCAAATGGACACGAATTAAAAACTGTAGATGCTGCTACTTTATTACAAGTTGTTAAAGGTATTAATAAGCTCCGAGAAGGCATCTAATAAGGGCACTCAATTATGTACTCAACAGTTTCAGACCTAGTTACAGGGTTGATGACGTATGCTAATAAACGTGGCTTAACGTCTGCAAACCCTGTAACAATTACATTACAGGATAGTGTTACATCGTACCAACCAATTAGATTTATAGTAGCTACTGCTGAACCTTACACCGCAGTTATGCCACTTGATTTAATGTGGCTTGTTACTGATTCCAGTTCTCCGAACTTCAATAAAGTTCTACGCAGAGTTAATAGAACACCTAGCAATGGTTATAACCAGACTTGGGTTGAAATGACTGTATTGAGTGCTGTTTGGATCGCGCAAACTTGGGATACTGCTATACCATCAGATCAGTATGCAAGGGACCATGTTGCGACTGCGGGTAACCCTCACAATACTACGGCGGCTGATGTAGGTGCATTAGATTTAACTGGAGGTTCGATGACAGGTGCATTGACACCTAGACCTACACCTGTCGGAGATTATTTATCTACAGAAGTTGTACCTAGAAGTTGGATTGACACTGCGTTGAACGCTGTACGTTCTCTAACTACTACCGTAAAGACTTTGCAAACGAATTTAAACACACAGTTTGTAAACTTACGTACAAGGGTCCAAGTTTTAGAATCTGAGATTATAGGACTACGTGTTCTTGTATACACACCAACTGCGGCTTCCGATACTTGGAACATAACGCACACGTTTAACAAATCTAATGTGCTTGTAGAAGTATTCGATACAAACAACATGAAAGTAATTCCAGCATCTATCCAAATAATAGATGCTGCCAATGTGCAAATCATTTTTGCAATTCCATTTTTAGGTCGTGCAGAAATATCACCTAAGGTAATATTCTAATGATTCGACTATTCAGCGTCATCCTAGCGTTATCATGTAACGCTGCTTCTTTTGCATCTACATTGATTGTGGAATCTGGGGACGCTGCAAGAATCTACGACAACACATTAGCTAACTACTACCCTTCCACAGTTCATATCTTTACAGTACGGGACTTCATTTATGATGCCTATGACAACCGTAAAGATACTATCACTGCTATCCTAACTGCTAAGAAATACGATAATTTAGTCGTACTGGGATTCGATGACGTGCCAGCTTCTAGTAATCTGACCGTTATTCCTCTTTTCTCCCGAGTTGACAACTATTCCACACAAATTAAACGGATTGTTCAGGCATTCGAGCCTAAATCTGCTATACATGTAGTGTGTGATACATATTGTCCAACTCAGCTTGGAGAAGTCCATCGCATTAAAACCCAATTACATTTAAAGATTTTGTTGTCAGAATTAGAACATAAGGAAAACATCGTTATTATTAACTTGTTACCTTCCTTGTATGATTCTGACACAGAGCATTTCATTTTTGGTGACACTATATCAAAAATGTTTATGCAAAATTCAAAGCATTTAGAGTTCTCTATTTTTAGACCAGATTCAAACACTGCCGTATCTCTATGGATAGAACCTAAAAATATTGTCTCACATTCAGATAAAATGACAGTTGAAGTAAATCTACAACGTATTACTGTTTTGAATAAACAAAACGAAATATTCGAGGCAGTTAAATCTGAGGAATTAAAAATACGATGAATCTCTGGATAGCGAGAGTGCTTATAGTGTCTGTTATTGTGCTACTTCTTATTGTATCACTAGTACCTATATTCACGACATCCGAAAATCGCAGTAAGGAAATTGTAGCACTATCTACCTTAGCATGTGTCGTTGAGACCTGTGTGACAACTTCTACTGAAGGGAAAGATTGTACGGAACTTAAACCAAAGCTATCTAAAGTTAAAATCACACTCGATGCGAACAAATACCAGCACATCAATGTAGAGCCTACTAACATTGAGTGCAAATAAAAAGGTTTTTGAATATGAATGGTATAGAAGTGCTCGTAAATACTCCTTTACCAACTATTGCTTCGGTTATAGTTGCTGTAGCTTGCCTAATAGGCTACTACTTATTTGTGTTGCCTCTAATTTCGGAGAATCGACAACTTAAAAAAGACAATAAAGAGCTAGAAGGTAAATTGGATGTTGTTAGCGATACTACTTTGAATAAACTGTTAGATCAGAATCTTAGGTTCAATGAAGTATTGCAGAGATTAGAAGCAGATATAAAAAATAATCCGGACAAAGCAGTAGAAAAGATTATTCAGGCTTTAGATAAACTAGATGGTATGATGGATAAGAAGGACAGTGTCGCAATAACGGCTGTAGCTGAAATTCGCACAATGTTATCTAATATTGTTGAACAACATCATGGTTCAAAATCGCGTGACGATATGTTACACACCATGATGCAAGAACTCATACGTGCAATGCACAATATCAGTGATAAGCAAAGTCAAATCATTGGTGCATTGTTAGGTATGTCCAGAATCCAAGATCGTAACCGGCCTTTATAAAATGACTCATTTTGTACGTAACAACATACGCTACCGTTCAGCGTCAGCTAAAGCCTTGGAAGGATTCTACAACTCCAAGGCTTTTATCTTGAACGAAACTATTAGTAGTAAACACGGTATAAGTGAGACTGCGCGAGAAGTCCTTCTGCTGATGTTTAATACCCACAACAACGTGCTATACTTTGTTGAAAACCAATTCTTAGACAAAGACGTTATTCTTGCTGATGACACTAATATCATTGGCAATGAATTGCGCAAATCTTTCAAAGGTATATGCGAAATATTTGATAAGCATATTGATATATTTGATTCCAATTTTATACGCCATTGGATAAAGATACATCAACAACTGTTATTCGCATTTTACCATTCAATAGATTGTGCTGCGGGTAAGCCTCCTATTTTAGCATTCTCTTTCATAACAGAATCGCTCATAGCTTACCTGAACGCTACAATGTTTGAACTATTTGAGCTTGATTGTTTGTTAGGTTCAAATATAGTAAAGCGCAAGGTAACTTCAAATCAGTCATTTCCAGATGGTTTGATTTTATACATGGATGATCTTACACAGACGTATGAGGATCAAACAGGCGTGTGCTCCGAAGTAGAGAGACTCCTGTACTATGTTGAAACCTTGATCAGCGTAGAGTCTTTCAATATCGAAGTTCGGGATTACTCGAATCGGTATGAGGACACCGTAGGGGGAACTAAAGCGTCTAGTAACCTACTACAAAAGTTGAAGTCCTTTCCATTTGTTAAGGATGTGGACCTAATTAAGAAAGTATCTGCGTAGTTTTGTATTCTGTAATTTAAGTATAGCGTTAATCCCGACGCATCTTTAGGAGTTTTATATGAATCTCAATGGTCACTTATCGGTCGCTGGTCAGATTAAGAATTTGAAATTTGAACAATTGGCAACCGATCCAGCTTCTCCCGCGTTATCACAAGCTTGGTACAACACTACTACTCTTGCGTTGAAATATTACGATGGTGTTTCAGTACAAATCATTGCAACTGGTTCAGGTGCATTGTCTCAGTACATGAAACTCGATGGCTCTGCTTCTATGACAGGTCCTTTGACCTTGTCTTCTGCTGACCAAACTGGTGCACCTGATACTACTGCTGCTGCAAAAGGTTATGTTGATACTGGCTTGGCTACTAAACAAGCTACCATCACTGGTGCTGCTACTTCAATCGTTTCTGCAAACTTGGGCGCAAGCCTTGCTGTAGTTTCTGATTCAAGTGGTAAAGTTGCTGTTGCTGCTACCACCACTGCTGCTGAAATTGAATACGTACACGGCGTAACTTCTGCAATTCAAACTCAATTGAATGGCAAACAAGCTACTATCGGTTACGTACCAGTTAACAAAGCTGGTGATACCTTAGGCGGTGCTTTGAATCTTGGTGGCAACACCTTGACAGGTATTGCTGCACCTGTAAATGCTACGGATGCTTTGCGTAAAATCGACTTAGATGTTGCACTTTCTAAGATGGATTTCCAAGCAGACGTAGACGGTGTTCAAGTTGATGCTACTTTGGATCCAGGTGCTACTCCTGCAACAGGTGCTCGTTATGTTATCAGCAACCCTGCAGCATTGCATGCCAATTTCGGTACAATCTCTGGCGTAGCAGCTAACGACATTGTACAATACAACGGTACTGCTTTCGTTGTTGCGTATGACGTAGTTGCTCAAGGCCAAGGCGCTTTGGCTTGGGATCGTTTGGGCGGTATGTTCATTCGTTATAACGGTACTAACTGGGCTGAGTTCGGTGGATTGTCTGGTGTAACTACTGGCGTAGGCTTGTCAAAATCTGGCAATACTATTTCTGTAAACCTTGGTGCAGGTATCACTTCATTACCAACTAATGAAGTTGGTGTTGACGCATTGGCAGCTGGTGGCTTGTTCACCACAGTTGATGGTTCTACTGCATCTACTGCATCTAATGCACAGTTGTCGGTTAAACTGTCGGATGCTGCGTTAGCATTGTCTACCTCTGGTTTGACTATCGCTGCAAATGGTGTTGTTGCTTCTCATTTGAACACTTCTATCGTTGGTAACGGTTTGCAAGGCGCTGGCGGTACTGCACTGTCTGTTAAAACTGCCTCTGCTTCTGGTATCATTGTAGACGGTACTGGTGTTTCTATTGATGACACTGAATTACGTAACCGTGTTGTATACCGTGATGGTGCTCAAGCAATGACTGGTCCTTTGACCTTGTCTTCTTCTGACCAATCAGCTGGTAGCTCAACTACTGCGGTATCTAAAGGTTACGTAACTGGTTTGGTAGCGGGTTCTACTACTGCTATCACTAACTTGACCACTCGTTTGGCTGCGGGTTACTTCATGTATGATGGTACAGCTTCTGCTGTTACCTCTGCAACTGTTACCCACAACATGAACAACAAGTATGTTCAAGTTAGCATCGTTGATGAACTTGATGAAGTGATTATCCCTGAATCAATCACATTCACCAGCGCCAATGCTTTGTCTGTTACTTTTGCCGTAGCTCAGAAATTCCGCGCAATTGTTACTGGTTTAGCTAACTAATTGGCTTATTAAGGGTGGCTAGTACAGCACCCTTAATTTCTGGAGTGATGCGATGAAACATAATGGTACAATTGATCTCCAGGGTAACCTACTGAAAAATATAACGCTGGAAACAGTGGTAAATTTTCCAGCAACGGCTAAGCCTGGAAGTTTTATCTTTAAAGACAAACGTGTAATGATATGTGTCGAAATAGATAATGGTGTGCCTTTTTGGGTTCCGTTAACGAATGAAGTTGACACATTCATCTATACTCAAGCTGTGGCTGCAACTACTTGGACTATTAATCACAATCTTAACAGTAGCAATACTATTGTTCAGATTATTGATGGTTCTGGTAATCATATTGTTCCAGACACTATTGTGCAGACGTTTGATACAACTACTGTTACCTTCATTAATGCGCAAGCAGGTAGAGCTATTCTTATGCTCGGTTCAATTGAAGGTAGTGATCGTCCAAACTTTGCGTATGAGCAGACTTTCTCTGTTGCTTCTACGACTTGGGTTGTTCCACACACTCTCGGTTATTATCCAGCAATTCGTGTGTTCATTGGTAATGCGGAAGTTCAACCACTGTCGATTGTACATGACTCGTTGAACCAAGCGACTATTACGTTTAGCACACCACAAACTGGTATGATCCGCGCGATCTAATTGGAGGCCGTATGCAAACTGTTAGAAGTTATACACATACACAAGCCACTGCCTCCACAACTTGGAACATTAATCACAACTTAGGTACAATGGCACCAATCATTGATACTTATATTTACGTGAATAGTGTTTTAACAAAGATTCTACCACTTAGCGTAACTGTTACAGATGCTTACAATGCTGTGATCACATTCTCTTCGGCACGTAGCGGTACAGCAGCTTGCCGATAGGAGGCGACCTATGTTAGCAGATGGATTACAACTAGCTAGTGGGAGTCAGATTGTACGTACAATCCTAGATGATGCACACAGAGGTACAACTTTACCTGCTAGTGCTGCTGATGGTACAGAGTTTGAACTAACTTCAAAGTCAGGTAATAACTCTGCTGGGATATACATTTACGTTGCTGCTGAATCGGCTTGGGTCGTGAAATATCCAAACAATGATTTAGTTCCATACGATGTGAGTGGTTGTACGATTGGAGGTATTGCAAATGCTGCTGTTATTCAACGGCATTTGGCGGTAAGAAGTTTTAAACTGAAATCTGGATTTGAGAGCTGTCTAGCCCAAGCACTCAATGCTCCAAGTGTTGATACTACCTTTTCTATAACTCGAATCAGTCGTACTGGTCAGAGTGTTGCAATAGGTAGTTTGTTTTTTGCTGGTGGCGAAACAGTTGGTGTTTATACTCAAGTGGGTAGTGGGGATATCCTGTTTAGTGCAGGTGAACTACTTGTTGTGAAAGCACCAACTACAGCAGATCAATTCATTTCAGACGTTTCGTTTACTTTAGCAGGTACTCTTGTCTAATCCCATTGGGCTCCTTGTGGGCCCATTTTTATTTCGGAGACAAATCATGCTCGTTGATAGCCCAGTACTCGCAGGCTCAAGCAGTCTACTTATTGGACAAGCTAAAGATAAAACATTAACCCAAGCCGGTACTCTGGCAGTAGTAACAGGCGTTACTCGTTGGACACTAACTAACGCAATTCGTATTACTTCTATTGTAAGTCGTGTGGAAACACCTTCTGTAGGTAGTGATATTCAGATAACTGTTAAGAAAAATGGCATATCTGTTACAACTTCACCTATTGTTATTACTGCGAACACTAACGTAAATACTACTTTGGCGGCTGCAATGATTACAAATAAAGTTACAGGTGTTGCTGGAGATTATTTCACAGCAGACGTTGTCCAAGTAGGCAGCACCACATCAGGTTCTGATCTGACCGTGAAGATAAACTATGTAATAACTGGAGCTTAATATGAACTTTGACGGTGTAACTATTGTCGATGAAGCATATCCAGTTAATTCTACATCTACTCAAGCATTGCAAGGTTACACACCTAGTGGTATCACATTAGATCACACATTGGCTATAATAGGTGCATTGCAAGTAGGATATAAAACATCTTGGTATGTTCCTGTAGCCTGTACTATAAGTGCATTGCACTTCGGTGTGGGGATTGCTATTCCAACTAATTCATTCACTGTAACTGTGCAAAATAATGGTACTACTATTTACACTGCTACATTTAATTCTGGTGTACAATTACTAGATGTTTTAGGTACTGCGTTAACCTCAGCAACATTAGCTGCTAATGATCTATTAGCATTCACGGTGTCTACGGTTAATAATGCGGTGCCTGGGTATCATTTCTCTGTTCAAATTGATTATAAGGTGTGATATAATGTTACCTACTAATCATATTGTTGGTGAAAGTGTTATAGAATTAGATCATTATGTTATTGATTGTAGTGGAGCTGATTCTGAGTTTGAGCGAGATAAACACAACTTTGTTTTCCAACACATAAAGGCTGATGTAATTTTCATAACGCGCTGTGAAGGCAACAAAGTAAACATTGCAGTAAACAAAGAGGCGATAGTTCCTTTAGAACTCATTGTAATATAATGGAAATATTCATTTCATTGTCGTCAAACGAAATAGTTGTGTCAGACAGTAATGTGCAAAGTAAGATTAGTGGTATTAAGAAGAAACGTCGCAGAGCACAAATAAAAATGGCGGAGAAAGCGAATAAAGAAAATGCTCGTATTTTAAAAGAGAATAATATTCGCGGACACCATCGCATGGATAATTTTGGTATCGACAAATAAAACATTAAATCAGTAGGGGATTTATTATGATGAACACCGATCAGATTATATCTACATTAAAAGCCAAGTATGCAGCTATTGTTCCTATAGTAGTGGCAATACTTAGTGCTGTTTTAGCATTCTTTAGCTATCAGTATTATATGCAAAGAAAAGCAGATAGCGCTAGAGTAGTTCAGGAAAACACCACGAATGTGGAAAATGAAAAGGTCATTGAAGACGACCATAAAGAAGTTGTAGTTGCCCAAGCGCAAGTGGAAGTAGCAGTACAGAAAGCAGAAGATATACAACTTAAACCAACCGTACCGACTCCAGATGTTCAGGCCTCTGTAGACGAATGGAACAAAAACTAATTCTAATCGTATAGGTGAATGATATGACAGCAGTTACTACTATTGCAGGATTTGATATTGCTCAAGTTAAAGATGTTGCTATGATAGGTCTATTTAGCACAGCAGGCTTTAGCATTCGTCTTGTGAAGAAATTTATTTCAGAAGGTGTGCATCCTTGGGATTATATCCGCTGCTATTTTGTACGCACTATGAGCAGTTGGTTTACCATTACAGGAGCTGCTGTTACCAATTACATGACAACTAATGATATGCACGCCATTACGTATATCACTATGGCGTATATGGCAGATAGTTTGATTAATAAAGCACCTACGCAACAAGAACTAGATGCGTATCAATCTCTTGTTGCAAAAGACGATAAAGCAACCGTCTCTATTATTGCTAAGGCAAATGATGCTGTTATTGAGGAGAAAAAATGATGATGAAGTATTTGTTTGTACTGTGTGTAGTATTGCTAACTGGTTGTGCTACAGAATTGCAAGTAAAGCCTACAAACCACTACAGTGATATTAAATCTATGGATCCTATCCATGTAACTGTAGAAACTTATCCAGAAACAAAAGCAATTGTTGTACCGTATAACGGGCATACAGTAGCAGCTTTTGAGAAAGATGATTTTGATAAGTTACGTGAATTTAAAGACAAGGCAAATAAGAATGCTCAGGTGCTTACTGCGACCATTGATGCTTCTAATGCCCTTGTAACGCAGAATAATGCTTTGTTGAATATGGCTAAGGCAGAAGAACGACGGGCTAATGATTTAGAACAAGATTTGTCTCGAACAGAAACACAGTTGCGTAATGAAGAAAAATCTAAATTGTGGGATTCTTTGTTCTATAAGATTATAATTGTTCTTGGTCTAGCCTCACATTTCTAAGGTGAATTATTATGAGCGCATTACCTGTAATTATCGGTAAAACAAACGATCAAATATCAGAACACTTCCAGTATCATGAAGTAGTAGATAGTTATGATGCTGACCGTCAAGGTATTGATAACCAAGTTTACAATCCAGAGTTTTTGTTGAATGCAAAGGCATTGGCAGAGAATGTGCTTGAGAAGATTAGAGCACATTTCTTTTCCATAACTGGACACGGTGTTAATATTAATAGTTGGTACCGTTGCGAAGCGTTGGAGCACTATGAGTGTGCAGCAGCGTTTGTTGATTGGTGCAAACAACGTGGTATCGACCCGAATGCTCCAGATGCTTGGTTCTCTTACTTTCAACGTAAGTCGCATCCAGCCGCGTGTGCAGCAGATATTCATATCGTAGGTGTCTCTAATCAAGACGTGTACAACTGGATTTCAGCTAATTTAGAGTTCGATCAGTTGATCTTAGAGTTTGTTAATCCCAAAGTTCCGGGTAGTGGTTGGGTCCATGTTAGCTGGAATCGCTTTGGACACAATCGCAAACAATCATTCTCAATAGGATAAGATAATGGAAATCGAATTTTCTTTATCAACAAATGTAGTAAGCATTAAAAAGAATAAGCCTAAGATAAAGTTACCTGAAATGTTACAATCTGATGGCTTTGATAGACTTTTTTAAGGATATTCCTGATTCAGAGTTGGACTTACTTATTGGTAAATATGCATCACGTAAAAGATACGATAAGACAACGGCTTATATTAAGGTGATAGGTGTTCAACGCATTTTTAATGGTAAACTAGCTTTGCGTGGCGTCGAAGATTACAAGCACGATCCACATCAGGTTGGCTCAGCGTTGAAGTTAAAAGAGTTGACGTTTTTAGAAGGTAAGCCTGTTGAGTACTGGGAACCTAATGACTCGTCAGATAAAACAAATAGAGATTTAACAGATTCTCTATTTATCGCTGTGAAGCAGTTATATCCAGATGCAGTGAAAGGAGTTAATAATGATGATAAGGAGCAGCATAGATATAACATAATTGTGCGCCGTAATCACTTCGTGAAAAATAAATTTGTTGTTGGTAGTGTTTGGCAACTGTCAGACGGCAGCATACAATCAAACTTCTTCAATGCGAATTACGATTATTCCACATTACATTCTAAAAACATTGATGATTTAATGGTGAATACAAAATTTAAAATATTCTTAGCAAGATCACTAAAGTAAGGTTGATGTTATGGAAATTGAAATATCTTTATCTAGTAATAGTATTGATTACTGGCATTGCATACTACTTTAGCGGATTTGATTACCTCATCTGTCAATACTTCACCTTCGACCATAACTGTTTTTAGGTCTTCTCGTAATTCTGCCTCTAATTCTTCACGATTTAACATAAATTGTATCAGCTTCACGTTATTGGAACACACCATTTAGGGGCGGTTTTAATGCTACTCCACAGGTGTGGAACCATGTTGTCCTACGGTGTTATTTAACATTCTCTACTTGTATTACATCAACTTTCATTATGCACATCCTGATAACTTACAATGAACTTCGCTTTGCGTAACCAGTGATCGGCTAAGCATCGCATACAAGTGTGAGCAGATCGCGTACAATCACCATCGTGTTCAGCTTCCATCCAAACCATAAAATTAGGAACGCTAACACTACCTATATTATCACCGTCTTCGTGTGGCTCATCAATCTCATAACTGGCGAGAGCTAATGCAAGTTTTAAGATACGATTATCTTTAGCATCACGATTATCGAGTTGAGACCGTTTAATAGGATTTTCTTCAGGTTCAAATGGTACTACTATTGGATGACCATTAAAACTTTCAGATTCAGTTATTTTAGGTGTATGTTCTTCGTCAATAATACCTACAGAAATAAATGTAGTATCACGATCTACGATAACTCTATTTGCTGTTCCTAAATGCGATAGTTTTATTGTAGATACTGTTGACTCAGATACAATAGTAGCACTTGTGATTGTCGCAATATTTTGTAAAGCACCTTTTCTTAACTCACCGAATCCTGGTGCTTTACACGCAACTACTCTTATGTAACCACGTATCTTATTCACTACTAGCGTAGATAACGCCTTGCCTATAATATCCTCAGCAATAATAATCAGTGGACGTTTTGAATTAATAACTTCCGTTAGTATAGGAAGAAAGGGTTCTATTTCGTTGAGTTCTCCATCAACTAATAAAACATACGCATTTTCAAACACTACGTTCAATTCAGAATCGTTGTTAATAAAGTAAGGTGATAAGTAACCTTGATCGAAACGTGTCTCGTCTATCATTGCCGTATCTCGTATTTATCAAGAATATGTTTAACAAGAGGTTTATTACTTGGTGTGCGAGTCAGACAATCAAAATCTATATCAACATCTGTTTTGCATTTCACCAACTTGTAGGACAGTCGCAAGTTATCTAATTGCTCTGATAACCTTTTACCTGTCGCACCCTTAATGTTGTCTATATTAGCAACAATATTTTTCAGAGTACCATACTCTTTAATGAGCTTTAGTGCAATTACATCACCAACGCCGTACACACCAGGAATATGGTCAGTCTTATCACCTTTCATTGCAAGAAAGTATGTTACTTGTTTTGGTGTTAAGCCTTTCTCTTCCAATAATGATTTCAACGTAGTACGTTTCTGTGCCTTAGTATCAAGCAAATCTACATACTTGGAAATAAACTGTGCGCAGTCTTTATCGCCAGTTAGAATTGTAAGCTGCATTTCATTTTCAGTGTAGTGCTTTGCAATAGTACCAAGAACATCGTCGGCTTCAACACCTTTTATATTCAACACTGGAAGTCCAAACGCGCGACATAGTTTGCGGATAATAGGTTTCTGTACCTTTAGGTCGTCTGGACACGGTTTGCGATGCAGTTTGTAATCGGCATATAAATCGTAACGGAAGTTTCTACTCTCATGGTCAAATGTCACGATTATGTTTTGCTGTTCACGTAACAAAGGTTTTATCATGTGATAGAAGAATGTGATAACGCCAGTTGGTTCACCCTTTCTAGTAGTCAATTGGGCTTTGAAACTAGCGTAGTATGCACGGTACAAATAGTAGTTACCATCTAGTACTAGAGTGCGCATTATTTGACAACCGTTAATGTTGGTTTAGCTGGGAAGTGAGAGTTCTCGAAAAACTCTTTAGATTCTTTCTTGTTATATTTGGACGCAAGTGGATTAGGAATAATGTATATGGGTTCGCTTGGAGATCCAAAGTTATACTCAAAGTAGAATGCTTTATCCTCAGAGGGTGCAGAATCACCGGTGCTAACGCCAATAATATTCTCTAATGGCAATACACAGCGGAAAGGAACACCGTTAAATGTTGTGTTGAATGCAATAACAGCGTTCTCATAATCTATATTGTAGTTCGTCATGGAACGTGTCGCAGCACGTAGCGTTACTTTTTTACGATCTTGTAGGGATTTTGGTAATGATAGTTCGACTGGAGATAATAGGAGTATTTGGGCGCGCGAGAAACTAGGCTTTCTTGACAATTGTATATGTGGGTCGTAACCCATCATAGACAACATGTTGATGTGGTTTTGTACTACTTCGATATTGGTGCAGAACTGTTTTAACATGATTATCGCCTGTAAATATAGTTAAGTTCATAGTATATTTACAGTATTTGTAGAAAATGGTTTATCCCCAGAGTACAAACTACTAGCAATAGGATGATGTGTATAACCTAATGTTTTCGCTACAACAGTACAGGCAAGGATGCTGTGAGTATAGCTGAACCCTATTGTACGCGGTCATTTGGGTGGATTTTTCACTCACCCCGTCATACAACAACTGTGATAAACCTGCGAATGATTAACGGCTCTACGCTGCTCTAATGCAACGCCTTACAATAAAGCATAAGGTTCGCTTACCGAGTACGTGTGATCCTTCTTAATGCAAACCACCTAGATCACGCAACGCATGTACTAATGCTATCGCTCACTTCCAACTCAAGCTATTCTTGCACGTCTACGACTTTCAAATTCTTGGAATCTTGTTGTGTAGAATTCATCGTAATGTTCTTCCAATTTATGGACAGCATTTTCAATTATTTCTACAATATTTTGTACCTGAATTTTCTTAGATTGTTGTGTTATAGGTTGTTCGTCTAACCAAATCGTTAACCATTCTTTTAGTTCGCGTGCAACTTCTTTGGCATCATTTTTACACACAACAATATATTTATGTAAGTCTGAGAATACCAAACCTTTAGTGTCACTACCAACACGATGGTCTATGTAATATTCTGTTTTTGTTTCTTTGTGTGTTACAGAAACTGAACCACCATCACGGTGCATTGCTATATAAACTGTCATTCAATATTTCTCGGTTCGTAACAGGTAACGTAATCTTTGCAACGATCTGCACACAGATTAAGCATTTTACGGTGATATTCGTTTTCAGTTTTCTTGGCCCATGTAATACAATTAACTGCCAATTCATTACAATCTTGTTCTGATACAGATAATCTACCCATAACTGTATCGTAAACAGGTGCACCTATCATACCTAATGATTCACAAGCAATACCACCGCGTATCATGTACCGCTTTTTATTGAACTCGAATAATACCGAACCACCGTCACGCACGGTACGAAATTCAGGGTATTCAATTTCTTCATTTTTAGGTAAGGTTATGTCAATATTCATTTTGCTAATCTCTTTCTAGCAGAATCGCACAATGCCATCATTTGACTGCGTACGGTAAACCATTCACCTTCCGGTACTCTTGTATCTGTTCTACCTGCTAGAGCATACATACGGTTTATATCACGACCTAAGAATAAAGCTCTTTGCGTAGCGCAATGTATTTCACAATAACCGATAAATTCTTCATCAGTCATTTCATTATCTTGTTGTGTCATAATACACCTTATCTAAGTGAAATTAAAAATGATTGTTCCTGTCACAAATATCTTTCGATAAGTGTAGGCTACAGCAGTTGGGCGGAATCGGAGTATACCGAACTACCAGACATAACAATCTGCGGTTGATTGACGGCTCTGCGCCTTTCGGGAGTAGGATAAAGACGCTTACCTAGTTGAATGAGGTTGAAACATAAGAACCTAAGTAAGTCCGCATACCGTGCAGTTTAGCTACGCTGTTACAACAACCATATTTCCGAAGCGTAGTCACCATACCTATGTTTTAGGTGAATGTGAAACTGCAAACACTTTAAAGAATTACGTTTATAGCACTAGCCGTATTAGAATTTTGCGTCTGCATAACTGCGATGAACGCATCCTTAGGTACGGAATAACAAGTCATCACCAATTTGTTATATAACTTACCTACAACAAATCTAGTGTAGTCGGTCTCACGGTGGTATTGTTGAAAATTTAGTTCGTACTCCGGATTTGATTGCAAACGTCGGAGAGTTTCATAGCCTAAGATAAGTACAAAACAATTCTTATCTGTGACCAGCTCTTCCAATTCACATTCATCGAAATCCATTAACTTATTAGAAGCAAATGGCATGCGAAGTATGCGTTGAATGATGCGTAAATTCGCACCAGCATCTTGAAGTTCCATCATAGATCCTTAGCGTTGCAGTATTTATTATAACGTGTTAGAAAACAATGTACCCGCAACGCACTTCATCGCAAGATAGCGATATTCTTTTCTGGAACGTGTTGTGAAACCTTACGAGTTATAGGGAATTCACAATCGGCTTCAATGGTATATCTCTGAACACCATTACATTTCTCTACTTCTGTTATTACGCCAGTAGATGTGCCTGATTTTAAAATTGTGTAGGAAACTCTATCATTAACGGAAAATTTAGCCATGATAGCACCTTACTACACTGTTACAGCAACATCGTTATAACGAACATACTCAGCCAAAGTGAGAGGTAACTTGGCTTCAATTGCGGCATGATCGAATAAGGTTGCATCGTAACCTGAAGCGGACATAGCGTTCCAATCAATCGAGCTATCATCGAATGGTAAGAATGTAACAGTATTAGAACCAGTTGTGACTGTTGTACTATTGATAGTTGTTGAATTAATAAACATGCGTTCAAACTCGCGCGCTAACTCTAGTGAGGCATCCTCAGAAACACAAACTATTGCTGTTTTTGAATGTTTACTTGAGGACTTGAACGCGCTTGTCAACATATTCAATGTACGGCTGCTTCCTTTTAGTGCTGTCATTTTACTACTCTCAATTTAGGTTTTTGTTTACTGAAAACTCGCATCATTTTAAAGTCCTTAGGATCGAATTCAAATATAATCTCATCACCGCTTGATTTAAGCATAGGGATATATTCAACAGGTACTTTAAACTCCGCATTGTCTTCTACGCGGTTAAATGACAAAACACCGCTTTCATAACACATACGCATGTTACGTACTGTAACATCCCACAACGGTACTGTTATGTACTCCTCATCAGCATAATCATTTGGTAATACTAATTCTGCGTTTGGAAGTGGGGATGTTGCATTAGTCCTATCTAAATATGGTTGTTTAGATACCACTAAGACTGGCACCAGATGCAAATCTATAATGCAGTCATAATAGCTACATAGTGTGTATGCAGTAATACAGGAAAAGATCATTATAAATCCTTATTGTATGGCTGTCGCTGTTAGGTCATTGCATTAAAATTATTGAGCACATAGAAAATTCAATGACAGAACATACATGCCAGTAACATCCTGTGTAACATACTTATGGTTATTCTGGCGATAGAAATAGTAGCCAAATCCATATACATTTTTAAACAATGGCATAACAGTGCGACGGAATTGTTCATTGTTACGGAAACCTAATAACTTGGAACAGTGTATATCTTGTGAAAAGATATTAATAGTAATACCATCTTTAGTTCTTATAAGCTCCAACTCTGCATTGCTTTGCATATTCACATTACGAGCCGAGACTATTAAGAAATCCATAATATCCGCATAACCTAATGCCTTGAAATACTTATCTAAACCTTTACACTGTGCTATTAAGTTTGGTACACAAGCGCGTATAGCGGCTTCCGATTTGGTGATACTGCTTGTAAATAGATCAATTATTTCTTGAATATAAGCACTTTGACCGTATTTGTTAAAACTAACTATACGATAAAATATTCTGGAGTTATTGTGAAATACAGCAATATCAAACACATTAAGAGTAGAATGTTGTACCATAGCGAATCTATGGGTATAACTTATAGCAGTATACACATTACCAGCTTTTAATAGCTCGATGCCGAAATACTTTAGTTTGTTTCTAACGTAATCAACAGTTAGTTCTTGTGGTGTAGGTTCTTGTCTAGTTAGCATCATTTGAAGAATCCTAATTGTAATTGATATACAGGTTTACTATATGGACGTTTCTTATTACTAGGTACAACTTTAACAGGCGAGTGTGAGAAATAGTTAATACCTAGCACTTTTAAAACTTTGTTTAGTTCCGAATCCCTGTCATAACCTAATGCCTTATAAATCTTATCTTCACTGCAAATGGTTACGCCAAATCCATTGTTCTCACCGTCATGTTTAATCTCATTAAAGCTGACGTGTGTGAGTATCTTCTTATCATACAGGTGTGACATTGTTAAAATGAAATCAACGGCATTTTTATAACCGAAGTCTTTCATATTAGCATCGCCTAAATGTAGAAGGTCAGCGTATCTGGCTAGGTTACGCTTGATGTTGAAATACTTTAATGTCTGGTGTTGGTAGTATGCTTTGTATCGCTTGATAGCAGTTTCCACTCTATCTGCGTAAGACGTTTCATCCAAGAAGCAGCGAATCACATCATGGTACTCATGTATTTTTGATGTGTGCGATATTACCAATTCAGTTCTAGTACCAGCATTCTGAATCAGTATAGATAAAATGTCTGGAACATACGTTAATGTAAACGTAACACTACTATCACCTACTTCTATATTATATACATGACCTACATGGTGCAATACGATACCCCGTATTGCTCGGTAAGCATCTTGAAGTTCTACGTTCATAGCAGATTACCGCTGTGGTTGAATTTGTTGCAGAATATTACTTTGAATACTCCATTGCATATTCTGAAACGAATTCTGGAACAGTCCTGCAATTGCCTTAGCAAGGAATTGTTCTACGTTTGCACCTACACAATTGTTAATCAGTTCTTGAATCTTCTCCGGATTGTCTTTGAACCAAAGATTGAGAGCGTCTGGAACTTTAGCACGTACAATATCCAGCAACGCTACTTCCATCAGAGCGGGTTCCATACGGTAATCAGTAGGTCTATGTGGGTTTGGAATTACTTTGCGTTCTTTGAAGAAAAGCTCCTCGATACCACGAGTCATAATTTTCTGCAATTCTTCTTCTGTGAGAAGCAGTCCTACGTTGGCGCGCATTAAATCAATCATGCGCTCATCAAAAGATTTTACTTCTGCTAGTAGCGTATCACTGTTCGACATAGTGTATTCCTTCTTTGGTCCAGTTAGTTGCTGGAAGTTGTGAATCATTTAAGTGCTTGTAAAATTCTTCACGCACAGTATCTTGCAAAACATTCATTATTGCAGGCATTACAATTTCTTTTACAGGCAACTCAAGATTTATTTTTGCTACAAACTCGCTAGGTATTGTATAGATCGTTGAGCTAGTGCATGATGCACGTATGTAGGGCGTTTGATTGTGTACAGCACACGTAATGACAGATGCGGTGGTATCCGATCGGTGTAAGATAATAATGTATTGTCCTTGATGTAGATTTGGAAAGGCAGTTGGTTTACGTGTGATAAAACCTATACTTACGGATGTAACAGGCTCTTTGACAAAATAATCTTTAAAGTCCGTCATCTTTAATCTACAAATGACTTTACCGATAGCATCACTCAATTCACTATTAGACAAGCCAAACTTACCAAGCTCCGACATTTTCTCCTGTGTCTTGATAGCAAGACACTCCAAACGAATCAACGCAGCAGCAAGTGAGGTGTAACTAGAACTCGCATAGCGCGTATTCAGTGTACTACCACCACCAACATGTTCACCGTATTTCAATTTTCGTAATTGTGCAGATATATCGTTTAGATTATCTTGTGCGGTCTGCACCATCATATTGGCAGTTTCTAAATCAATGGGTTTCATTTGGACCTCCAGCAACGTGTACGCTAGCAGGTACAATACCAGAAAGTGCTAATGCTAAGAATGCGCTAGTATCTTTGCCCGCTTCATAGTGTTCGACAAATGCGTTGCGTGTGTGCTGCGACCAAGGCTCACCACCACAGCAGCTAAAGTCAGGACAACATTCATCCCGCACATTGTTATGTAGGAATTGCCCCATCTGCCACTTCTTCATTTGCATATAACTTGTTGCTGGGCCGCTTCTAACTTGATGTAAGTTAAAATCACGTAAGCTATCAATGCGCATAAACTTGCCGCCACATTCAACATCAATATTCCAAGGAGCATTAACTAACACAGGTACTTTACACGCTTCTTTAGTGAAAGCATCCATACAGTGCTCCACAGTATCATCAAAGAAGTAATCAACTTTACCGAATGTTTTGAGAATAAAATCTGCTTTGCTATCAAACAGTGGTAATACATGCAAAGAGCTGTAATTAACCCTGTGCTGTCTAAGCCAAATATCCGATTTTACTTTACCGTTAGGATCGAAACCTCTGTTAGTAACAAAATGAATATCGTGGTCGTCTTTATACAACTGATTGATTAACCACAATCCTGGTTTAGGTCTAGCCGTAGTAAACAAATCAGAATCGGTAATGTGCTTTAGCCATTCTTCGATAGGAATGTTTAAATATTCATGGGTAGCGCGTTTATTCCACTCGCGCCAATGTAACACGTTGGGGTCAATCTTTGCAGCCAATTCACCAAATTCTGGAAGTGCATTGACAACAGTGTCATCAAGATCAAATACAAATACACTCATTTTAATGCCTTTGTTTGTTGATGAAAGAATAACGTGGCATCATTATAATACCACGTATCCATCAGAGAGCGAATTTTCGATAATGGGAGCTTGTCGTACGGTGGTAATACGTGAAGTCCAAACTCTTCTGGAACGAATTGTGATGAAGTGCGTAGAAGTTCAAATATCCAAGAGGCGGGGTGCATATCACTTCTACATTCTATGTTTACAGATTCTAGCTTTGATTTCAATAAGCCATATTGATTTACGACAAAGAAGCGTCTGGCAATTTGCAGCATTAGATTGTCACACCTCGTAATGATTGCAGATTTCTCCTCACCCGTCATTCCATTCCATTGAACTATCTCGTGACAAAAACGCTTGCAGCCTTTACATACATCATCACCAAGAGTAGTTGAGCACGTACCAACACATAGCGTTTTAATCATAAGGAACTCCTAATGCGTTGACATACAACAAAGGTAAAATAACATGGGTAGTATTACTCATATTTCCTATCGAAATGTAGCATTAAGGTATGATACGTTCTAAGACCACCGTTTAACACTACACATCTATAAACACCTAGAGCCTTAGCAATCGACAATAAATGTTGAATTGAATTGTAGCCAAGACATTTAGATAGAAACTGGATATCATACGTTTGAAATGTAAATACATGCTTGTCTAATGTGAGTGAATAATGAATTGCAGTATTTGTTCTATCCATATCAGAAAGTAGTTGCATAAAATCTGATATGGAGTCGTATCCGAAGTTTTCAACATCATCGCTACAGTCGCGTTTTGGAAAGCGTTTTAAACCTTCATTAAACTCTGCAATTTCTACTTGCCAAGCACTAGGCGATTGATACTCTATGTAGTCGGTCATACAACTTACTCCAGTATTTCTACTTTGCGTACAACGTATTGTGGACGACACCAAGAGAATCTGCGTGTATCATAGACAACTTTAACTAACTTACCATTATCTTTTGCTTTTACAATAGAATCCACTAATTGTGCAGGCACTTCCATATCCATATCCTGTGTTGACATCGAACCTACACCGTTGCGGACAACACCTAAAGATAAGGATACTTCAGAGAAGTCATCACAGATAATAGGTGTTTTATTAGTTACAAACTTAACTTGGCCAGTTAAATCATTAGAACGTGAAGAATAACCACAGCTGCTTGTCAACAAAATAACTAGAACTAAACATAAATACTTTTTCATAATAAACACCTATAAATAATTGAATTGAATACGGTTTATAAAAGTTTTATTCCCCACCTCCGCCAGAATCGCCAGAATCACCACTATCCGTACTACCACCACTTGTATCAACTTCTGTAGAAGTGCCTGAGGCGGTATCGACATTTTCAAAATCCAACTCTAGTTGTTCTGTCATCTGACCTGTTTCAAAGTCTATCTCGGATACAGTTTCAGAGTGTTCTTGTTCTTCAACATCTGCTGGTACTTTACCACTAGATACGGGTGTTGGTGAAATATTGTTGTACGAGGTAATACGAGAAGTGTTGGTATAGTACGCAACAGGTGCACTCGTTGCGCTATCATATCGAGTTGACTCATAAAACATGTAGTAGTACATGTAACTACCATCATCTAAAACTTTCTTAGATTCTACAACATGCGCCTTGTGGTGATGTTGGTGATGCTGTTCACTACAACCTACAAGCAGCAAAGATAGCAACAAATATTTAATCATGCGAATCATGTTTAGTTTCCTTGTGTAAATCATGTTCAATGCGTTCACCCAACAAGTGCAAATATTCAATCACACTTAGTGCAATTGCACCTATTAGGAATACAATGAATATGGTTAAATGTTTTGTACTGATTGCAGGCTCAAGGGAGTCTGTAACGTAATCCCTTAACAAACCCATACCACTAACGATAATGATTGAAGTCATAATCTTTATCTTCAACATACCACTACTGATACGTTCATTAGCATGTCCGTGATCTTTGCATATAAACGAATTATACGAACCAGTAATAATCATCTTGATAAGATTAGCGATCATCACGGTATCCGCAAAATCCAATGCTACAATTTTCATCTGCTCTACAGTGCTTGGTACATTTAGAACCATGCGCCACACTTCGAGCAAGAATACATAACCAGTTTGACCCAACACTACAACTAATGCAAGATAAAATAACGGCAGTACCCATTTAATGTTAAAAATAACGTCTTCGACTAACTTCTTTACATGTGGTTTATTCATAGTCTACCCTAACAGTTCTTCAGATGGGAATTCAATTCTTTCTTGTAATTGCTTAGCAGGAATGTGTGTACCTGTAATAACTTTTGTACGCGCAATTTTACCATCAACAACACCAAAAATATGTTTCTCGACTTTGTCAGGTACTTGCATACCATTACCGTACCTTGTCATAGAAGGGTAACGATACACTACTTCCAATTCACCCTTATCGTTTGGAAATACACTAACTACTCTTGCATTGTTTGTATCAAACATGATTTGTATATCCTAAACTGTAGCGAGATTCACAATGTTTACAATCAAACATTAAGTAAGCCGCTTTATTGTTTGCAAGATTTACCACATCAATCGGTAAAGTATCTTCCGAATTCAACTTAGTACCTGTGCCACATTTAGCACAAATTAATTCCCAAGTATATCGAATAGAAGAAGTGGGAGTTCTATACATGGAACCTATCTGTTTTCTTTGCAGATTAACAAGATTGGCTAATATTGCTTCGGCATGGTACATACTATCTACAGGCTTGGGTTCAGCTTTCATAAGATTCTTATCATCATACGTTGTACCATCGTATGATTTCATAAAATATTTATCAGTTGATTCGTTATGTGTAACGATAGCTAGTAAAAGGTCTCTCAATATTGTTCTGTATTCATAAGCTCCTGTAGTAGTTTTCATTCTGTAGTATCTAAATTCATCCTTATCAAATACTTTGTAAGGACGGTCAAGCTCTACGAATGTAGACTCACTTACATATATAGGTAGCATCGTCACCATATACATGGATTTGGTTTGACAAGCCGTGCATTTGTAATGCAAACAACCGTCAGCATCTTCACCCAAATACTTACCAACGTTGTCTGTGAAGTACCACTTATTACAAGAATGGCATTTTGTATCCCAGCCTTGTTTCTTTAACGTATCTTCATGTTGCTGCTTCCATTTATAGTCAGCATACCACAGTTTGATTTTATTTAACATATATCACCTTACTTAAAATTCAATTACATAATAGGAAGTTTTACTGTCAATGGAATTATTAGATTATTGGTTTTTAATTGCTATCGGTAGGATATTTTGTAGCTGTTGGAAGTATAAGCAGGATAGTTCTAGGTTTTTCAAAGCGTGTTTTTGTTTAACACATATTTTGGCTATCTTACACTAAGAATATAGCCAAAAATATTTATTCTCCTATACGGTAGCTGTAGGTATATTGTGTTTTGTGAACATCTCCATCGATGTTGAGTATATATCCTCTATAGTCCTAACACCGTACATGTGAAAGTGTTTCAATCTGGTTAAACGATTATTGTTTAGCAGATAGGCTTCAACGTACCGTCTAATCTGTTCAGATGTTGTATGGAAGTTTGTAGCACCTTTTATAGTACCATTAGATGTCAGCTTAACATGCAATTCAGTTGTGTTACCACTGTTATACGCCCACATGTGCAGTTCTTCTTTTGTAGGACAACCTAATATTTCAATTGTTTTGACAGTAGTTCGTATCAGCATTCTTGCACACTCTCTGTCTCAACTGCTCGAAAGAATTTTGCTTCCAACAGTTCACCTTCTATTTGTAGGAACATATTACCATATATGTCGCGGAATACAAACTCAGTCTTGTAGATTTTACCTCTATACTGTGGATAGGGGCCGGTGTATCGTAACTCTTTATTCCACAATTCAGTGTAAGCATAATTATCATGTAACTTAAGTACACTTAAGTTTGGCTTCACACCTCTTGCCAATTTACCGAACGCATGATGTAAGGTATGTGCATTAATTAAATCAGAAGACTGATAAGTTGAAAGGATTTCATCCTGTAATTCTACTATTTGATTTGATATGTTATCGTTCTTTCTATCCATGTGCATAGTGTGGATGGATTCTATGATGCGAATAATACCATTAACACAAATAATTACAAGTGTTGCCATTGCAAGCACAAATAACAAATTTAGTTTTAATTCCAAACTCACCATATCTAAATGGGTCATTATGCTATTCTCCGAAGTTTAACAGTAGGCACTAAAGCGCCAGTACGTTCTAATAGAGCAAAATATTTACCGTGTTTATCCCTAAGAATAGTTTTCACAACAACGATCTGTTTCCATTCATACTTCTTACCATCAGGGCCTGTCCAATCATTAACAAACTCGCAAGGTCCCGATAACGTATTATATCCAGCATTAGAATCGCTTAAACGTGACAACATGTTATGTATGTTATAGTGGTTGTCGTCATGTTCATTCGATACTAATAATCTCAAAATAATATTTAACACATTGACATTTACGGTATCATTTTCCTTGGTACTAGAGTTAATTTCACTGCGTACAACTTTAATTCTATCCAGCAAAGTATTGTGTTTTTCAAGAAGGTTATTGTAGTTCTTGTTATAGAAAATAGCTGCAATAATCACAGCTGCCAATAATAAGATTACGAAAATTCCCCACAACATCATACATTCTCCAAATATTCTAATGGTACGGCTATAGTTACGTACCGATACAGTTTATCTTGACACGCTACTCTGTGTACAATTAAACCGAAGTACCTGTTATTCAAATCTGTTACAATGTGAGGCAGCTGCACAACCTCACCGGCATTAAGCACACTGAAATCTATACGCACTCTAACCGGACCTAGTCGTACGGGTCCACGTTTTACTTTTAACCAGATGAGGAGATTCACCATACTAGATAGTGAAAGTAGTATGAATATGAAAGTCCATAAAAAGTTTGAGAACATACTCATTCCTCTTTCAAACTTGTGCCATGGTACATTGGAACGGGACCATGCACATAGAATCGTGAGTGTGTTTCATACGACCAAATTTCTTGACCGAAATATTTCCAACTACCTTTTAACTTGCATTGCTCGATAGTTTGTTCTCCAGTTTGCTTTGAAATAAGATAATAAAATTTACCTACTTCAAATTCATCCGCTTTTAATACCTGAGGCACATAAAAATGTTTACACAGATCATTTAGTGCTTTTTCTTTTTCGTCATCTAACACTAAATGTATAATACCATTTGGATATACAATAGAGTGTATACATCGGTCTTGATTAGATTCTACGCCTCGACTGTCTTTACTGCGCGTAATGAACGGACCTTTACGAGTTAGTGGATTAGAATAGTAAAATCCGTCAGGTCTACTATTTTCTAATGTTGGATCGTTTATCATAGTATTTCTCTCATATACACTTATTTACAGTTTTCGCAATAAACTACTTTTGCAATTATAGGTCGATTTACATGCAAATAAAGCTCAGAAGCAGGTAATCTATTATTTGGAAGCGTAAAAGGTGGTCTACCTAAATCACCATACCAAGTACATATAGCAGCATAAGTAGGATTACGATAAAACCATTTATTGCACTGAATGCAGCGCCACTTTTTGTGTACACGAAAGCTGGCTAATAAATTTTCTTCCATCGAATTTATTCCTAGAAAATAACTTGTGTAATTCACAGCCCATTATAGGACAGAATTCTAAATTCGCGTATACGGAATAGTCTATCTCTGGGTACATAACTGCTATATAGCGTTTTATTAGTGGTGGGGTCAGTGCAGTTATTTCTAACTTCAAATCAACTCGACCACTTCTTAATACAGCAGCATCAACTTGTTCTAAGTGATTGGTAGTCATAAACGTAATAACACCATCTATAGGGATAATACCATCGAACGCATTTAGAACACCACTTATAGTTAGCGGTTGAAACATAGGAATTTCAGAACCTTCTTCCTTAGGTTTCTCTACGATGTACATACCATCATCATTTGTATCTTGTTTCTCTTGTCGGGATTGTACAGCAGAAGTACCTTCAAAATCCTCTATCAGTAGAAAAGAATTTTTAGGTATAGATGATATGGCTTTTGCCAGAGAAATATCACTCAATGTAGATAGATTGAGAGAGTAAATGTTTCTATTGTAATGACTCGCAAGCGCGCGAATCAATGATGTTTTACCACCTCCAGGTGAACCATAAAGTACGATTGTGGATTTAGGTGCGAAGCCTCGATCAATGTACCACTTTCTGTTGTTGGTTACAAACTCAATCTCACTCTTAATACTGTTTAAAACACTATCATCCATTATAACCGTTTCTAAACTTCGTGGAAATACTGATGATGTTAATTCCCAACTACTATTAATGTAATTAAAAACATGATTAGCTTTAGTATCGAATTTCAATGCAAACTTATCACCCAGCTTAATGATAGTTTTATTTGTAAGTCCAAATGTGTAGATTATTATTTCTTCCTTTAGTTTCTCAGCACCAGAAGATTCCAACCGTTTTAATACGAACCAATACAGCTTACCTTTGTCGAAGAATATGTGTGTACCTAAACCTGGTCCAGTTACTGTATCTAAAAATGATTCCTCTAGACCTGCTCTGCCTTCACGTACTAGATTCAAGTCGTTGCGCTTGCTAAAATACCCTGAGTGCATTGCAACTGATTTAGAAAACTTAAACCATTTTGTGCTGCTGAACCACATTAGAAAATCTCTGTACTGCATTTCTTGCCAATAATGGCCAGTTGCATTTGAAATAGATACAGATACAACTAGATTACGCACAATGAGCCCATAGAATATTTTAGGCAACCATCGAAGTAAAAGTGTACTTACGGTTATTGCCCAGACTGAAATAATACCACCAATTACTGGATTTGTTTTTAACAGTTCTGAGTACCAATGTCCAATCTCAATCAACATTTATACTGCTCCATTTTCTAGTGATAATACAGCGACTTTTTCAGGTACTGCTTTACAAATAACTTTACGAGTGATTTTAGCTGTTTGGTTTGGTTCGTCTAATACTACATCTATAGTCGATTCGTAAACACCAACATTAGCGCCCAACAGTACGGCTAGATGTTTTTGAAACTTGTGGCTAGGGTGTTCAAATGCGTCTGTGCGTACTTCTATATTTCTACCATTTATGGTAAGATTACCTAGAATACCATTACACACATATTCATATTTTGTTATAGGATCGAACGCCCTTGTCAGGGCATCATTTGTAAGGAAGTCTGACCACACAGAAGCATTTAGAAATAATGTTGATGGTAATTCTACAGCGTCACACATTTTAATAATGGTGCTGTAGTCAAATACTTTTGTAGTGAATTTATGCGCAGCTACTTCGAAGGATTCTGACATAACACGATTTTCTAATGGGGCACCCACACGGTAAGATAGATCAATATAGGCGTCTTCTACCTCGTTAGTCGTGTATTTAACGTCCAGAATAAATGGTTCTGATCTGGAATCAATTGGCGTTTCACTTTTGGTGAATACGTGGCGCATGTGACTACTTTTTAATTCTTCTGAAACTTGAATGATGTGATTAGATTGTATATTTAACATTATGCTTTTCCTATTTTGATTGATATAACTATTACAACTAACGTGGCTATGAACCATACTATTGGATGAGAATGTACGTCATCAGTCTCCTCGTGAAGTTCAGCTTCTGGTAACATATTATCTGGACAGCGTTCTGGGTCTTGCACTTTATCACAAGACACCTCGGTAGGTGCTACGGTTCTAGGATGAATGGAAGTGTATACTGGTGATGGTGATTTGCCTTGAGATTCCTCTTCGGACATGCCAGGACGGGTTACTGCGTCCTCTGTCGTTACGTGTGATACTGTGTGTGATTCTACATGTGTTGTAGTAGTGGTATGAGAAGACACATGTGCATAAGGATGTGCAGCCATTGCAGCAACCATAGTTAGTGCTAGAAACATTACTACTCCTTAGCATTTATAGGTAAATAGTGTTTGAAACAATGATTTAAACAGTGGCCTGTTGCAGTAGCAAACCAATAAGATGTACTTTCAGTGTATCGCCATACACATTCTATCCAACCAGTACCTAATGTTTCATCTTCTATATAAAGAAGAATAGGCTTGCCGTCGAACGGTTCTTTTGTACAATCAATTTCTTCTGGCATTGGAATAACATCAATACCGCGTCGCACTTCTATAGCATCCGAGTGTAACCAATCGTAAAACTTCTGAGAAGTATCCACAGCTTTAGGAATGTCAACGGCATCTTCATAATCTACTTTACTTGCGGCAACCACAGCAGTTGCTAGAATACTATGTCGTACTTTAGGGTACATCAGAATAGCACACGAGGATATACTAGACCCCATGTAACAGCAAGGGACGGCCTCCCAAGATGATGGTAATTCTCCGGGCAGCTGACCTGCAATTATATTCTTCATATCTTTGCGTTGTTTAGTAAAAGTTATGCCACACTCTTTACATCTACCCGACCACTCTTGCTCAGCATCGACCTTGGGAACTCCTGCTGCTATGTCATGATCTATTTCTAATCTTGCCATATTTTCACACCACTCTTTATCGAAGTCATGTTTCATGTTAATACTTTCCAGTTGTAGTAAACCAATTACCCACATAAGATACAGAAGGAGCTGCGGTGTGATACACTTCATAACGAGTTCCACATACTTCACAACTAGGTCTATCTTCTTTTATACTATGCTGTAATTCTTTTACAACATTATGTTGTTCGCAATCTTTGTTTGGACAAACATAATCATACGTCGGCATGGTTTTCACTCCAAATAGCCACATTCTTACTAACCAGTTCAACACAAATCATTTCTATTTTTACACAAGACCCATTTATTTGTAATAACTTGTGAGAGAAATCGCTTACTGGGTATTCTATAAAACGTGTAGGTCTAAAATAGCCATACACAACGTCATTTTTAATGATGACATTGCTTATAATTCCTATAGTACCTATAGGTAAATGTTCATTTACAGCAATAACTCGGTATGCTGCCGGCACATGGTGTTTTACCACGCGCACTTTATTTTGTTTTGGCTTTATCTTTACTAGAAGTAGAAGTGTTAGGAAGAAAGCTATAATAATTATTTTTACGTAACAGCAGTACATGATTATCTCATAATAGTTTAGTTTGAACTACAGGTATTATCTTTTTTAATATCAACATGTTTAATAAACATTAATCGGATTGTATTTTTATGATTCTCTTGCAACTGGGCTAATACGCAATCAGCTTCTTCCAATTCAACGTGGATATATTTTTGCATTGTAGCTAAGGCATCACGCGCATTTGCTATAGATTCTTTATACTCGCTAATTATATTTTGACGTTCTGATGCACGTATTGCTTTGGTATATAATACTAGGAATACACATAATGCAACAAAACCTATTAATGTCTCTACCATGATAATCACCCTATTTTATTAAAGTTTGAATGGATTTCTTAACATCGTTGCTATACCACGTGCCACCGTTTTGCATAACTGTTTCACGTATTGTTTCTTGTATATGGTACAGTTCATTCGACAATCTAGTTATTTCTTTCCACTTTGCGTATTCACCAGGTTCTAGTTCTAGTTCTAGTTCTAGCACAGACTCTGCGGCAGCATCAAGTATCTGTGCTTCTACTTTACAGGCCTCATGTAGACCGTGACTTTTAGGCTTCCAAGTGTTACAGGCTTTATAAAACAACATTGAAGCTGCGGAACGAATTCCTGTTAGAAATTCACTAGAAGGTACATTGTTTTTAAATACGTTCGGTAGTATTGCATATTGTGTAACTGCGTTATACTGCAACTCTCTACCATCGCACAATACCCATTTAGCACCTGCACACACAATACCATCATACACAGCATCTACGTTGTCGGAATTAGATTCCCAACTACCTTGAACCCAACCGAGCTCCGTATTTAGCAAATAAGAAGTACCATCGAACGGTGCACCTTTTATATGTGTGATTTTCCCATCGACTTGTCCAAACGTAATGTCGATGCAGAGATTAGGATTCAGATTTTCCATTTTCAGCTACCGTTTCGCCCCAATTGATGGGAGTGTATTTAGGTTTGTCTCTACCATACAAATGTGTAAGATCAGCTTTACAGCCTAAACATATTCCACCAGTATCTGCTTCTTGTCCGCATGTAGGACACACTACGCAATCCATACAACCTGCACCAGAACATGTGGCACACGGTGTTTTCACAGATATACTAATCTCCATACATACCTCACTTAATTCTAGTTATCTTGCTGAAATCTGTTTTAATAGATTTACCGATTTCTAATGTTAATACGTGGTCTGTCCAAAACCAGCGACCATCCATAGTAGAACCCTTTAGGGTATTCTTACTTGTTAACCAATCTGGTGCGGTGTGCTCTGTAAATGTTGTTAATTCTCTACTTAGAGAACCTAGCATGGAGAAACACTTAACTTCTTGCTCTACTGCTGTGTCCATTATACTGCACCTATAATGTATGGAAAATCGTCAACATGTTGGATGCAGTGTGTCATACCACGTCGTGACGGTATTGTTAAAGAACCTGTATTAGATGAGAGAAACTTATCCAAAGCGGACAATTGGTTTGTCTTTAATATGTGCAGTGTAGACTTATCAAAAGATTCTTTTAATGCTGCAGCCAATTCATTACCTGACTTCGCTTCTCCCATTACTGCTTCAACAAAAGCGTTGTCGCAGGACTTTTCAATATCGTTTCTAGTATCAAGTAGTAGACGATTAAATTCTACCTGCGCTTTTAAATCACCATTGATACCTGCTATAGCTACGGCTAGATGTTTTTTACTTACCATGTTTATCTCCATGCACAAATAGCCAAACCACGACTACATTAAAGTATAGGGATATAATGCTGAGTAGCCATAAGCCCACTGCGAAATCGACACCACTACTTGTATGCGTGTTCCAGAATACTGGAGCTAGTTCAAATGCAACTAAGTAATTAATAAATGGCCATGCGCATAGAAATATCACAATAAATACAATCACGTTCAGTACACGTTCTTTAAACTTAGACCACATGTTACTTCTCCTTTGTTAGTCTGTATTCGTGTATTCGGTATAGCCATAACATAGAAAAGAATACAGAGTTTATGAACAGACCAAGGTCTTTATGATAGTAGGCAACATAGAACCAAAAGACTTGTGATAATAGGCAAGAAATAAATCCTAAATACCGAGTTGTGTATTTCTTACTAGTAGAAAGCCAGACACCACCAACACTCATAATAGGCAACATAAGCGAGCACAGTATGAGTATAGGTGGCTGTGAGAAAAATATCAGAATGTCATTCATGTTAATCTAATCCTAATTCGTTGAAAATATCGTCAACGAATTTAAACACGTAATCATTCAATGCGATTGTACCATTTGGTTGCTCACGCTCAGTGAAACCTGATTGTAAAGCTATCTCACGGATTCGCTCTTTCGTCAATTTCTGTACTCGCGTAGTAGCAGAAGTTATGAATACAATGCGATACTTACCTGCACTACCGAAACAACACGTTATATAAATTTTATCCTTGTCATATATAATGTCTCGCAAGCAATTTAAACATAATTGATCCTGAGTGTTATATATGACAACATGACACGCATCAATATCTTTACCTTCTAGTAAAAATTCGTACTTGGTATTCACACGGTCTTCAGGCACTTCTAACGTGACAGTAGAGCACATGTTTGGTGTATCTATCACGTTATGTTTAACGGCTTCTGCGGTTTTAGGGGAATCTGGCACTACAAGCTCACCGTTTAAACTTATTTTAACCATAATGGTGCACCTTCTGGAAGTATTAATTGTACCATGTTGTCTGTATCAACATCCATGGCTATTTTACGCAAGACAGTTACAGTGGTCTGTTTCTGTTTAATACGATCAAACATTGCTGTATTGCTATCTTTCTTATGGATAGTCGAATCACGCCAATCACGTATAGCTGTAAGTGCAGTAGCTATTGGATTAGTAGGCGATTCTTCACCAGAAGAAATATTTGAAAGCTTAAACTCGCTTGTGTATTTAAACGTATTTTCACCTATAACAGTAGTTGGAAAACTAGTGTAAGCGCATTCCGAATCTGCAAGAAATTGTGGACCCACTATCTTCAGATTGAAATCCTGAAAAACAACAGAACCAATAATATCAGACTTAACTGTATTCTTATCAGAATTAAAAATCAGGCTAGAGTGCGGGTTATCCATACAACTTTTATAAGTAGCATCATCAATAATAAGAAACGCAGGATTTTCCACTAGCGTACACATTTTATGTAATACGTTAATGGTGAACTCTGGACGTTCTACTTGCTGCTTTGCATGAGATAAAGCACTATAAAATGCGTCGTTCTCTAACTTAACTCCAAGCTGTTTGGCGATACGCTCCTCTAGTGAAGGATCCACCTGAAATGTTGCATAAAATGATTCACCTACAACGGTTCTAGCATTACCCGCTGTCCGCAAGTGAGAAGACAGTAGTGATTTATTTACGTTATCTACACAATATGTAACAAAATCATTTATACTTGTCACGATACTATCCCCAGTTATTTAAAATGAAGCGGCTTCGATGGCTGTCCACAATGGAATTTGCATAACAACGTGCTCATTACCATCGTTAGGTGCTTCGTAAAATTTAGGCAAAGTCTTTTCATCTGCACGACGCAAGATAATAGTGCCAAGTGCTTTAACAATATCCGCATCCGTACTATCTGCTTCAAACAATTCAGAATGATTAAACTCTTGGAACAGTACGTTTTTCTTACCTTCTAAATCTGTTACTTGGTAAGAGTAGGTACCAGCAGGTTGTTCATTAAGACTACGCAATTGTTCAAACGTCAATGAAATAAGACGCGCTGGTAATTCAGGCGCTACCACTTCATCTATATTCACATTAGGATAGTCACGTTTCAAATCAGCTGCGGCGGCTACACGATTTGGAATGAAGATATAAAGATCATCACCGTTTTGTTTAATACCTAAAGATGGAATACCTTCACCAGCATAGACAACAAGACCGTCTTTGGATTCGACTCCATTCACAGTATAGGTGAATTCAAAATAGTTGACCGGGCCTAATTGCTCTAGCAGAACCTGCTCCATATTCTTATGTACTTCCAAAGTAGATAATGCGGATTTAGCTACATCATTCTTCGGCATAGAGAATTTATATTTGTTGGTAGGTTTGAAGTTTTTGTGTACAGTGCTTTTAAATACGAGACCTGTTACAACACCATTAGCGTCACGATGATAACCAGAAGCGCCGTGTAATTCTGCTAAAGATTGCGCATGACGATCTGCGTCTTCATTGTACTTTATGGTGTCGAGTACGCTTGTGCGAATAGTCTCATTACGTACAGCAAAATAGGAGCGGCGAACATTGTGGTACAGTTTCATAATTAAGCCTTATAAAATTGAATGAAAGTAGTTTTTAAAAGTGGTTCATCTAACATAGGTATGCTGTTCTTTGTAAACCATGCATCTTTAGGTAGAACACGTTGTACGTACATTGGACTTAATCCATTGCGTTGTACAGCATACGCGCTAGATAAAAAGGTTTGAACATTGCTAGAACTGCCCATATTTACTTGATGTATAGCAATGTATATTTTAGATTTTCTTACTAAATCTCCAGAGTACATAAATAAACCCTATTTTATTTCTTGCACAATATGCTCTGAGTTAGCACTTAAATTAATGTCTCTGTGGTTGTGCACATCAATAAGAAGTTTTGAAATTTCATCATGTGTAAAGGTAAACAAATGATTCTCTTTACCTTCAATTGAAACGAGTTCGGCAGAAAGTGCAGCCGAATGCACAGCAGCATTACTTTTACTCAATCGTTCTAAAATAAAACCAATCGCATATAGAATTCCTAGAACTACTAATGCTAATAAGGTTATTGCTCCAATTCCTGCTAGTATGTATAGTTTAATCATAGCACTACTTTTTTGACCTCGATGTTGAATTTGGAAATATAATCTTCGTAAACCTTTTGCATTCGTTTTGCATTCTCCGCATCACGAGTATGAAACAGAGAATCTGGCATCGGTAGTCCTGATTCGTGAACTACCATCAACATTCTCTGTAGCATATCCATACCAGTTACTGTACTTCTTGGGTCTAACCAGTAATCGAAACTAATTACTTCGTACATTTGATTGGATGCGATAGCGTCATCTAACTTTTTAATAAATTCACGAGGAGATTTAACAGTATCCCACTCAGAGAATTTACTAATACGATTTTGATATACCAGATGAATAGGCCTTTCATCATCTAAAAATAATCCGCGATTAGTCATGTTTTGGTCTCACAATATGTCCACAAATATATTGTACAGCTTTTTCCATATCCGCCGCAGCGTGTTCCGCAGCGTCATCTTTTAAATTTTTGTATTGCGCTATTAATTCGATAGGTGCCTCTAATTCAGGCAATTTATAACCATCATGCAATGCTACCTTATGTGTAAGATACTGATAATCACCTTCGTACATATCAGGCAATTTACCCAATGTGGTAAATTCTACTCTATAGGTTACTCTACCTGATCTATACATTATACCATGTCGGTATACATGTCCTGTTATCACCTTACTGTAATCGCATACAGGGTTAGTATTATGATGCACAATAGTTTCACCATATATGTAAGAAGCTCTAATGAGTTCCGTAAATTTGAACCTAATAATACTATCAAACTTTATACCCGTATTTACTTTTTTATCCTCACTGGTTTCGCGTATTCGCTCTAATTCCATCTTCCGTAATCTTCGTCTAGCTTCGGCCTGATATTTTATATTGGCAATGAAACCCAGATTATTGTTTGCACACAATTTAAAATAGTCCACCACAAATGCAATAACACATAAAATAACAATAATGATTAAGGCGTCCTGACATGTCAACATTTTGTACTCTCCAAATAACTTCAATTGTCTTCAATATTTACAGTATTTATTACTAATAATTTAAACAGCTCATAGTTCTTGAGCATTTTTATAGGAAACTGAGTATGAAAATCAACAGTAAAACGCTGCGTTTTAACAAGTCAGGATCGTCTGATGTGGTAGAACACAGAATTCGATTTGCGAGTACATGCGAAGCGTTTGACTACGGTCTACAATACTCCGCTATAAGGAATGAAATGATAGCTTTACGGTTATCTGACCTTATTCCTAAACAACCTGGTTCATATTCCATATTCATAACTGCGGTTGACGCAGCTGGAAATGAATCAGATCAACTAGACTGTGGATCATATAGGTACGATGATATGGCTAAACTTAACACAAAAACCCTCCGCTTTTTACCATCAACTTCTGCTGATACAGTAGAGCATCGCATCCGCATTAATGTTGAAGGTGCGCCTTTTGACTATGCGACTGCGTATTCTTCTGTGCCATATACAGCAGCTAATCCTGTTGGTAGTGGTGCTGCTACTCCAGCAACTCAAGTATCAGTTAATATTGGTTCTTTGAGTAATGTGCCTTCAGCTACTGGTACGTATGAAGTATTCGTTACAGCAGCTGATGCTTCTGGAAATGAATCTGACCCGTTGGTTATTCACGGTGCGGTATTCGACTTCACTGCACCAGACGCACCAACTGCAGGCGAAATCGTTTAATAAATAGGGGGAAATTTCCCCCTATTTTCTTTTCTACGGAGAATTATTGTGAAAAAGTTTCTTTTAGCTAGTTTAATGTTTTTACTTTCATACAGTGCGAATGCTGTCATTATAAGGGCAGAGAATTTTTCCACAATGAGTGGTATTCAGATTGAACAGACTGCCGATGTTGGTGGTGGTAATAACGTAGGGTATTTTGATGCTGGTGATTGGTTACAATACGCACCAGTTACTATTACTACCGCTGGACAATACACGTTTGCATTCCGTGTAGCTGGAAATGATTCATTAGGACAGTTTGTATTATACGATAATGGTGCAACACTTATAACAGTGAGCGTACCTATGACTGGAGGATGGCAAAATTGGACAACTGTTACTTATACTGCGAATCTTACTTCAGGTCAGCACGTATTTAAAATTTTAACAGTTAGTAGAAGTTTTAATCTAAATTGGTTCTCATACGATTTAGGTATTGTTCCTGCGCCTGTACTGCAAGCAGCTTCATCATCCGCAGCATCGTCTTCTAGCAGTGCGCCAGTAACGGCATCAGGACCTTTAATATTAAGTAGTTCTACCACAGCATCTAGTAGCTTGTCTTCAACATCTAGTTCATGTGCGCCTGTAACGAATTGTGCATTATCATTACCTAGTGTTATACGTGTAAATTGGACACCACCTACACAACGAGAGAATGGTACTCCACTAGCAATATCAGAATTATGTTGTTATGATATTAGAGCTAGAGATACAAATAACAATGTGGTGTGGGAAACAAGTGTATCACCAGGTTCTACAACGTCTTATATTTTTACTTTACCAACAGCATTACAGAAATCAATAAATCGTTTTGAAATAGCTGCGGCAGATACGAATGGTTTATATAGTGAATGGGCTACATTAACACCTACAGACGGTTCTGTGTTAGCGAGTAGTTCGAGTGTTTCAACGAGTAGTTCTAAATCATCATCATCTTCATCATCAAGAAAGTTTATAGCTGCACCAACACAAGGCAGTATACAATAAAAAGGGGCTTAAGCCCCTTTTTT